ATCAAATATAGAATCTTCCTCACCATATATGTATCCGCTTCCAAGTCTGAATGGTGTTGCTGTCAACCCAAAATAATTAGGATTATTCAAACCAGCAAAGAATCTTCTGTACATAGTATTGCCATCTGTTGGAATAAGATGGCACTCATCTATGATAACGAATTTGAACTTTTGAAACAACTCAGGCTTATTGTAAACAGACTGAATGCTTGCTACTGTAATTTGTTCAATTTCTTTTGAATCAAGTCCAGCTGAATATATACCAACTTTGCATGATAGATGATCTTCAATTGCCTCAACATTNTGTTGTAGAATTTCTTTAACATGTGACAGAACAAGTACATGTCCATCAGTGTTTCTCCTCACATATTCTTTTATGCACTCGGCAAGCACTACTGTTTTCCCCGCTCCTGTGGGTAAGGCCACAAGCGGGTGCTTGCCTGGATTGTTTTTAATATAATTGAAAACTTTGTCAGCTATTGGTAGCTGATATGGCCTTAGGTCAAACATTATTTATATACCTCAGACTTCTCATAATCGCTGCATCCTTGTCTTTGCTTTTCAGTAGAAAGCTCACAGCCATGTTTTTCACATGACCATTTTCCTTGCATTTCTATATTAGCAAATGAACAAGTGCGACAGTTTACTGATGTCAATTGATCTTTGTGTGCAATACCTGAAAGCATCACTACATTTTACATTCATGCCAAAACGCTGGAGCCTAATCTTAACTGGCATGCCTTCATATGTAAGAATATCAAATGCCACTTTTTGATATTGTGTATATACATTAGGATCAAAGTCATACATCTGATAATCCCTGTGTTCNTTATCTTTGTTTTCAACAATAAATAGGCATTTTGATATATCCAAATAGCCCATATATAAATGTATCTGCACCCAATACTTTGGGTTGGTAAGTTTAAGGCCATCTTTGATGTATTGCTTAAACCTCTTGTCATTCATTGTTTTGATTTCAAGCAGATAAGGAACATCCTCATCACCTGGAATACCTTTAACAATTCCATCTGTGTGGCCCATTACATGGCCTGTCTCATCAACAAGCTCATCCTGTCTGCCATATACACTGAGCCCAGCAGAAATTAAATCATTAACAATCCGCTCTTCTGCCCAGTGGCCTCTCTCAAAGATTCTTTGAATCCTTTTTGGAACTGTTCTTTCATATGCCCAACGGAAATTAAGCCATATATGTCGTTGACACGATCCTCCAAGTGATGAGTGTCCTATGTATGGCCTATTGCTCTGAGGAATCTCACCTCTCTCAATAAGTTCTTCAAGCAAATTGCGTTTTGGTAATAGTGCCATAATCTTGTTATAAAAAGAGGCCCGTTGTTACACGGGCCAAAGTGAGGAGACTCTTTTGAGTTACTTACAACTCACTTGCAGGCTTGTAGCCAGCAATAGCATTACGTGGATCAGGATAAGCAGGAGTGCCATCTTGAATCTTTACGCGGATGCCAACTGGCACACCGTGAAGTTCAGCTGAATCTTCAATGTCTTCAAGGCCACAGGCGTGAATAAGATTGCCAAGTTCACGTTGAGCTATCTCAACAGCCATAGGACTTGAATTTACAAGATTGTAATTTGCATAAACAAATCTATTTGCAAAATCACCTTCAATGACTTTGAACTGAACTGATAGCATTTTGCCACCAGTTTTTGTTTCTTTCATCTCAGACTTAATCATCTCAGCTTCATACCAACCAGCTGGGATTGGATCATAGTTTGAAGTTGACTTCTCACCCTTGAAGACATTTGGAAGCATTGCCATAATAAACCTCGTTCATTTGTTTGCGATTTTGTTAAAAATTTGAGTCAAATCAGGTGATTCAAACTCATCAAGTTTCCCAGAGCGATCCTTTGCTATATATTTCCTTGATGCTTTGGTACATAGTTGTCTGTTACCCTTTCGGTCAAGTTCATAATATAACACCTCATCAACCAGATATGGTAGCTGGAATGGTAAAATTTTTCCAGGTATATATGGTTCAAACTGGGAGCTTCCCGCTTCTTCATCCTCAACCCTCTTTGATTTGGCAATGAAGACAACATTCTTACCTTTAATGTCACGGAAATTCTTTATCAAGCCACCCATAGCTTCAGACAATTTCATATATGCCTGTCTGCCATCGGCAACTCCTTTTTTCAATTCAGTAAGCACAGCCTCAGAGATTTCTGACAATGAGTCAATACATATTGTGTCATAGTCTGNNTGTCCTTTGAGAAGATCATATGCATCCTGAATATCTTTTACAGTGTTCACCTCCACAAATGGAATGTCTTGGCTGGATAGGCTCAGCAAACCTCTCTCAGCGGATATAATTACTGGCTTTGGGGCAGTGGAGCACAGGACTGTTTTGCCAACGCCTGATGCTCCGTAGATTACTGCCTTGATACCATCTACGTGACAATCACGACTCGATTGTATCTTGATTGCCATTGTTATCTCTTATATTTTCAATTTCAGATCTGGTCATTGTTGGAATGTCTGATTCAGATATCACCGAGACACATATTTTTTCATTATGTAAACATTGAACATATTGTTCACCATTGTAAACAGTATCAATGCCAACACCTTTCATAATAATATCAACCATATTGGCCGATACATTACGCAAAATAAAGCTTTGATACCCAACTTTAACTGATATATTCATTATTCTTCCTCAACAGTCAGTGTTGGCATTGCATCTTTAACAGTGATACAGTCATCTAAGTTATCAGATGCATCTAGTTTCTTATATGCTGAAATGCTAAGCTCATATTTGGTTTTGATAGCTTCAAGTTCATCGTCAGCAAAATCGCCATCCTCAATCATCTGAGCAACAAGCTCTTGGTCAAGAGAATATGTGAATGATTTGACTGCTTTGACTCTAAGATTTCCAAATGTAAACTTGTGAGTACCAGTTTCCTTACCTTCAAGGAGTTGATCACAAATCTCTCTGCGAATAGCAGATTCTTGGTCACGCAGACTTTTTAGCTGAATGGCCATCTCACGCTGAATGGAAAGGAGTTCAATCAATTTTTCTTCGTTCACTTTGTTCACCTGTTTGTATTATGGCACAGGATTTGTACCCTGGGAGACTCTACTCTGAAAGCCTCCTCAGCTACATTACCAACCTCACGGAATATATTATATCCTAAGATTAAGTGCAAGTCTACAAGAATTTTCAATCTACTCTAGTGATATAAAATCCGCTCTTTTGGTGTATGTCTTTCATAGCAATTATGTCATATTCATAAAAATATAGAACATCATCATTTCTTGCTATTTTGAGCAAAGGTTGCAAAGGTGGATCTTCTGGATATTTATACACTCCATTGTGATCTATGGTGCCACCCATGCCAAAATCCGCTCTGTAAAGATACTGCTGAAGAATGGCATCTTTGAATGAGCTGTATTTATATGTTGGATTTATTGCCCAATTTAGGATTACTTGGCATCTTGCAATTATTGAATGATGATTTGCTATGGTATAATAATCAGTTGGGTCAATTGTAATTGTAAGCATTATTGCATCCAGTATGGTTTTTGATCACGCCAAGTGGCAAAAGGTTTTTGCAATCTGTAATAATTGCGATAAGACTCTACAGCGTCATCTGATTTGTAAAAGTCAGGCATAGCCTGGGCAAATGGTGTCATAGGAATATCAGGCAAATGATCAAAATTGAACATATGATTTTCCGCTATAACATCCCATGACTTATGATTGACTCTATGTCCAAATCGTAGTTTATATTGATCATTAAGGTGGCAAGCAAGCTCGATGAGCCACTGACAATTAGATTGAGATTTGGCAACCCAAAGTGTACAAGGATGATTAGTGTGAGTAGGTTTATATCCATGGCCGATTACCGTTGAAAGCATCTGAGCGGATTCTAATATCATCTTGACAACATGCTGGTCACAATGATATTCAGCTGCTATTTTAGGGTTGGTATCCAGTACAAAGATGTTCATTAATTGATATTCTCGTGGTGGCAAGTCCAAATTTCTGATAGACATCTAATACATCCTCTCTGTCATCATAACACATTGTTATATCTTCTCTGTCAACAGCCATTAGATTGACTGCAGCTCTTAACTTAAACTGAGGGGATGTGAAGTGATCATCATTTGCACGCATTATAAGATAATCATATTCATAACCTTTTATATCAAGCCAGTATTCTGTTGAATGACGATATAATTCTGGTCTAGCTGTAATGAATGCTATTTTTTCTCCATTTTCAATATGCTCTGCAAACTGATGAAATGGAAATGAAACATCAAATGGTGCCAATGAGTGGTATTTATGAAACTTTCTGAATGGAATGTTTTCATTTTTTAATATATATCTACAACGCCAAAGGTCATCTGATATACAATTATCAATATCTACTATGATCATAGTGTTTGCCTCCGAGATATATTATACCCTATTTTATTATGTCTCTCAACCTATGTTTTTGAGCCGCTGTAAGTTTTGGTAATGGACACCAGGCAACAATAGTGTTGTCTTGTTTATCATATGTTCCCGCGTATCCTGTCCCATACTTTGTAATGATCCATATCTTTGTTGCCAATGGCGGCTTCTCATCAACAATTAAACGGCAAATTGGCCTTTCTTCTGCTAAATATAATTCAGTCATTCTTCCTCTCCACTATGTATATCTGATCTGACTGGTTTTCCTTGCTCGTCAACTTTGTAAAATTGCATTTTTGCTTGCTCTTTCACGCGCTGCTCAAAAGCAGCCCGATCTATTTGGAGCGCCTTAATAGGCTCATAGCAAACCTCAGGGTAGCGAGTTTCTAAGTAGCTTTCGTGTCCGCATGCAGTGCAGATGTGCTGGTATTGAGGTGGGTTAGTGTCTATAACGCTGCCAGTGGCTTCCATCGTCCCTTTTGCACACACGTCGCAGACGTATTCGACTTTGTATGTGCGGCACTCTGTTTTTGTTTCGCTCATTTATCAATTCCTCGAAAATGGGTGGCCCTGGTTGAAATTTAGATCAACTGCTCCATCTAAATTAAATAGATAGGTTAGGTTGCCAGGGCCATTGAAAGGGTGGGTGCCACTGTCGTTTTATTGAACCAATTGTTAATAAATTGTGTTCTCAGCAGCACCCATTGAAAGCGGAATTATTCCTCTAATAGCATTTTATGCTTGTGAGGAAAATAATCAGAGTGAGTGTCAATTAGTTTGACACCTGTAGAAAAGGGAGGCTCAAGAGTAATCTCATTGATTATGTCACATACATCCTTGGCCATACAGCCAGATATTGATGCTAACTCAGTGACACCTATGCCAGTATTATGGAAGTTTTGGATCAGTTGTTGCCAGTCTATCATAATTCATTCTCCAGTTAAATTAAAAAGGTGCTGTGACCCGCGTATTGTGCCGGAATGATAACACAAGAGCACCACTCTGTTCACAGCTCGGAAGTTACAAAGCCACTTATCCGCTGGGCCTCCATGTCAACCTACTCCCAGGTTGAATCCGTAAATATTGCACCTAATATGAGGCACAAAAGCAAAATGAGTCCATACACAATAAACAAAAATAGGTCATCCATAAGTCATGAACCTCCATTCGGGGTTATTATAACCTATTTCTTTAACTGCTAGTCTAGCGGGGGATAGAATAAAGGCTCGCTTTCCCGCTTAGAATAGCTCGCTCTCGCTTAACCTAAAGCCCCGTAGAGGCTCGATTCCTTATAAGAGAGGGAAAGCCTTAGGGTCAAAAGAATAAAGCCTTAAAAGCCGTTTTAGCTTTAAGGAGTAAAAAGGAGTATAATATACCCTGTATAGAATTGTGCTTTTATTTACAAGTGTTAGTATCAAAATATGATAGCATTGAAATTAGATTATGTATTAAATTTGTTCAATAACAATATTGAAAGGGGTGATTACATAAAATTTATGGATTGCTGGTCTGAAGTAATAGTTAGAATGTATAGATGCAAAAACAAAAGGACATGGCAGAATAATTATCACAAAGAAATGGCTGAAGCTCAAGATGAGCTTGTTAAATATCACACATATTGGTCATTAGCTAAAGATGAGAATCTGCCAATACTTGGTGTACAGTATTATATAATTGAAAATTGGTTTGATGAAGTCGCAGGAGATGAAGCGTGATAACAATTACATATTTCGATGGAGATCAGCACAATGTTAAAAATGGTCAGTTAATTGATTATGTTGACATTGAAGAAATGGCTTCACATTTTAAGGAGCCAGTAAAGGGAGGGAAGCATCATGCATACTTTGTTCGCGGAGGCTGTGAGCCAATGCATAGAAAGGATGCCAATATTGATCATAGTAGCATAATTGTAATTGATGGAGATATGAGCAGGTCAGGTGATAATGCACCTAGGCCAAGAGATGTTCATGATGCAATGTGCAGGCTTGGATATAGTCATTTTATATATACATCGCATAGTCATAGTGTTGAGAAAGAATAAATTCCGCGTAGTGGTTCAGTCAGAGAGGAAAATGGTCAAGAGTGACCTTGGCCACACTTGTAAAGAGCTGATGAGATTGTTATGGAATGAGGGTGTTGACATAAAATATGTGGATGAAATGAGGCGTTGGAGCCAGCCTTGGTTCATTCCTAGCAGAGATGATCCAGAAGATGGATTGTTTGAGTATTATGGTTGGTTCAATGGCAGCTTATTCCCTGTATATAGTCATAGTGAAGATGGCGATGATTCAACTCCTAATCCATATAAAAGTGATAATGAATCTAAAAATTGGGTTCAGAGAATATCAGAGATTGTAAGTGCCGAGTCATTTCATCCTAATATGATGGCAATAACATATGGGATGGCAAAAGATGGGATGGATAGATCAATCATTATTGCTATTTGCCAGCAAGTAATGTCAATGCAAGTGCCCAGTGATGAAAAGAGAATGGGCGATTGGCAGAAAAGATATGATGACATTCCGCGTATAGTGTCTGGTGCGTTTCTAAAGATAGATGAAGATGAACCAGATATTGATTTAAGTGGTATAACATTAGGCCCAGAGAAGTGTTATACATTGCCTAGACCTCCTGGATTATATGGAAAATTATGTGATGATGTATATAACATGGCTCCATATAAATATAAAGAGGTGGCATTTGTTACTTCAACTGGGATATTGGCTGGGATAGTTGGTAGAAAATTCAATGTAAGTGGATCTGGGCTTAATGTGTATATGACATTGATAGCGGATACAGGTCTTGGTAAGGATACAATTGACAATATTATTACTAATGTGTATAGCAAGTTGAATAGTAATATAGGGATAAGTCCATCATTCCTTGGATCTGGAGATTACACTGGGCCAGCAGGCTTGGCGAAAAGCTTATTGAATGCAAGATGCCAGGTTGCTATATTTAGTGAAGCAGGGTTTTTGTTAGATACAAAAAGTGGCAATAGAGAGGGATTGACCCGCTGGATACTGCAGTTATACGGAAAGAGTGGTGCCAAACAGAGTAAAAAGGGTGAGACGTATAGTGATGAAAAGAACTCTATTCCATTTCTCCATTCACCTTGTTTGAGCATAATAAGTGAATCAACACCTTCGACATTGATAGCGGCATTTAGCAAGAGAGATAGCATTAGCACAGGAGAGCTGCCTAGACAGTCAATCTTCCGCGTGACTGGTGGCAAACCATATCTTGACATAAATTTTTATAAAAATGATTTGAGGGATGAGTTATTTGTAAAATTGAGTTATCTGTTTAAGAAGTGCAAAGAAGATCAGACTAATGATAAGCCTAATGTGTATGATATTGAGCCATGTGATGAAAGAATGAAAGAAGATTGGTCTCAGTTTAATAGGCATTTGGTAGACCTTGAAAATGAAGCCGAAGATTCTAATTTGAAGATAATGTGCTCAAGAGCATTTTTGAAGGCTCTGAAATACTCCGCGTTAGCCACAGTGCTGAATAGAGATAGTGTTGAAATGCAGTGGGAAGAATGGGAATGGGGAAAATCAATGGTAGAATATGAATTATCAACAGTTCAGACTATATTTGCGAGCGGTAGTATGTTAAATGATGTATGTGTGAAGGTGGTGGCGCCAACTATATTTAAGATATTGGTAGGTGGATACAAAGATCCAAAGAAAAGAGTAAGTGATAGTGAAATGAAAAAGGGAGTGTTTACTAAATATGCACTAGGGCAGGCATTGAAGAATAATGATATGTTAATTAAATTGAATGATGACCCGCTAATAAGAAGTAGGCCAATAAGTGGGCTTGATAAGGCATTATCATTTATGGTTGAAAATGAATTTTTGACTGATGTGTCAAATTCATATATTGCTGCTGGGTCACGCGTAGGGGCAAAGAGATATAAGGTGACGCCCATATTTAAGACCATTTTTGATCAGTAGATAAATTGATTATTGCATAATTATTTTGTCTTTTTAGGTTAGAAAATAGGTTAATTTTACCCGTAAAGACCTCCCTAATACTCCATTAGAACTCCTTGAAAATCGCGTAAGCTTATGTTTTATAAGGGAAATTTTGTTAATGGAGTAAAAAAAAAGGGGGCCAGCACGGCCGGGGGGGCCTAAGGGGGGTTTTACTCCATAAGGGGAATTTCCCCTATTAAATCTATATAAAACAACAACTTAAATAACCCCGCTATAGAGTATAAAGGGAGTAAAGAGGGGTTAGACGGACGCCCTAGAGGGTACTAAAAATTACCAGAATCTATGAGGGATTGATATGGAAGAGATTGTGCTATTTTTGCCTTTCCCACCTACTGTAAACAGCTATTACAGTGCAGGACATGGGAAAGTCAGGTATGTAAGCAGAGCGGGTAAATTATTTCGTGAAAATGTTATTGAGGCTGTGAATGAACAATGCTCAGGAATTCAGTTGGATGGAAGGCTCAATGTGGAAGTTGTACTGTATGCGCCAGACAGAAGGACGCGGGATTTGGACAATTATATGAAAGCGCTGCTGGATGCCATAACTCATTCTGGGTTATGGATTGATGATGGGCAAATTGACCAGTTGTCAATTATGCGAGGCGAGGTCGTAAAAGCGGGATTTTCCCGAATTGAGATAAATAGGGCTGGGCCGATAGTTCCGAAGGGCTCAGGAAGCCCGTTTTAAGCCCCATAAGCGAACGAAAGCCGCTAGAGTCGGATAACCCTAGCGGCTAGCTTAAAAACGCTCTTAAATCGCCTTAGAGAAGTCCTCGATTCTCTGCGTCTGTCATGATGTAGTCATCTGCTGGGTTGTCATAATTATCCCAAGTGATTTGGTAGTCAGGCTCATCGTCATCGAGTTCAACATCATCATTATATTCTGGGTCGTGGTATGCGTAATATCTCATCATCATTCTCCTTGTTGTGGTCACTATCCTTGTGCCTTGGGTGGTTACTCGCGGTTTAATTCGACTAAGTGGTCTAGGTTGTCTTCAAGGTTAGGTGGTCATCGACTGGCCTAGCATGCTTAGTGCCTCATGGAGCGGGTCAGTTGGATCCATTGAATCATATATTCCCTCAAGGATTGATCTGGTAGCTGCCATCATAATGGCTGCTCTGCGCAGCTCTGTGTAATCTTCTGGTTGCATCGTGGTTGTCCTCAGTATGGGTAGGAAATGGTGTGGCCGATAATCATCAGAATTGCTACGATCAAAAGTTTAACTGATTCGCTCATTTTAGTCTACTCCTTGGTTGGTGGGGCCGATCCTTGGCCCCAGGTTGGTTACTTGCTGGCCCAGATTGCGTTGGCCAGTTCGCAGATTGCCCAGTAGTGGGTCTCGTGTTGCTTGACGTTGTTGGATCCAGTCGATGCGATCCAGTCGGCCAATTCCTGTCTGGTCATTGGCTGATGAGCCAGCTTGCTATAGAGTTGGGATGCCCAGCCTGTCTTGGCCTTGGTGCCTTTGGCAACGCGGAATATCTCATCCAAGTATACCTTGGCGAATGGCCCGAACAGGTCGAATTCAATCCCCAGCCAAGCTGCCATTTTCTTGCGATCCCAGCCACTGGCGTTCTGCTTATCCTTGGCNTNNGCCAGAATNNCCTCAGANACANTNGGCTTGGCCTTTTCCTTGCGTTCTGCTTTTGGCTTAGGGCCAGANGTGGAATGCTTGGGNGCAGCTTCAAACTCAGCCCACAGAGCGTCAATGTTGTCCAGNTTGGACTTGGTGATGCCGTGAGAAGCTGTGAGCCTCAGAATCTCTGAGACTGTGAACCAGTCACCTTGGTCAGATGCTTTGTTGAGCGTCTGGGTGATTTTGGTCGCAGTCTCTTTGAACTGGTCTGCTACCTTGTCTGGGTGGAACATACCAACCAGGGTNCGCAGCTGAGACTTTTGGGTTGAAGTAAAGTTTGACATGGTCTTGTTCCTATAAAGGTTAAGTGCCAGTCACCCACAACGGGTGACCGTGCGGATTACTATACTATACATTTTGTTAAAGATCTAGGCTCCAAGCCTCCCACCCGCTTTGGAGTGGTTCGGGCTATTCCCTCACCCGATGAACATAGTATACGCCCCCTAGCGAATAAGTCTACAAAAATTTACACCTTTTTATATAAAGATTTCTTATAAGGTGGAGGCTTTTTATACCCTTTTACTTATACTAGCCTATGGTGCGTAAGTTGTTGATATATAAGGGAAATTGCGTTTGGTACCTGGGGCACCCTACCCTAGCGGGTCACCCGCTAACGTGGCGCTATGGGCCTCTCTGGGGCCTTCCTGGGCGTGTCCGTGGCTGGGCCTACGCGGAATTGAATGGCCTTGGCCACGCCCCCAGGGGGGCGGTACCTATGACTGAAATTTTCACACACAACCAATTTTTCATTTCACACTTTCAATTCACATTCAACTCTCAATCTACCCTTCCATTCCAACTATTCTGAAATTTTGCAAAAAATTTTTCGATTTCCGGGATGCACGCTCTTTACTTTTACGCGGAGATCAGTTATTATCACGCTTAACTAATTGCATTCCACCAAAACAGATAAGGCAACACAGCAAAGAACTACCATCCAATGGGCATTTACTACGGACAACATGTAGACAGGAGCAATTGCAAGGTCTTTAATGACGCAATTCTTTCTGAAGTAGAATCCATGGCCAAACAAGGTCTCACTTTGGATGAGATCATCAATGGATACTCTCTTACATGGGACAAACTCCCAGCGGAAGATCAGGAAGCGTTCATGGAACACTTCAATTATGGTAAAGTTCAAGGTGTTAAGCAGATGTCTGAGGCCCTTTTCATGCAAGCTAAAAGCAAAAATGGGACTCCAGCTGCTCTTGCCTATCTTTTGAGGTTTGCAAAGAACTTTCCTCAGATTGGTGATGGGAATGCTACCATTGTCATCAAGGATGAGACTGGGCAGAACATCATTCCTGACGTGAATGTAAAGATTAGATGATTCCTGTGGCTAAGTTTAGCGGGAATGTCATTAGCCTCCCAGGTTTACATGGGGGCCAAATGGCCATTTATCAGAATGCAGCCAGATTTAATCACGTATGCTGTGGAAGACGTTGGGGTAAGACATATTTTCTAGCTAGACTGGCTATTGAACACTCAGTACGCGGAGAATATGTTGGAATCTTTGTCCCAGCATACAAGTTTCTCACTGAAATTTACAGAGAGATTCTTGATAGACTGCTACCTCTGAACCCTCAGGCAAGTAAAACTGAAGGGATTATCAGAGTACCTACAGGTGGTAGGATAGATTTTTGGTCCACTGAGAATGAGGCCTGTGGACGCGGAAGAAAGTACCATTGTGTACTAATTGATGAAGCTGCATTCTGTAAGAATGAGATAATGACATCAATTTGGGAGCGTGCGATATTTCCAACGCTCCTTGATTATAAGGGAAGGGCCTTTGCTTTCAGTACGCCTAATGGCATCTCTGAAGACAATTGGTTCTACAAAATATCAGAAGATCCAGACTGGAGAAAATTCCAGGCACCGACTTCTACCAACCCTTATATGCCATCTGATGAGCTTAAAAGGATTGAGTCAACAACTCATCCACTCGTCTGGCGTCAGGAATTTATGGCTTCATTCATCAGCTGGGCTGGTGAAGTTTTCTTTGGAATTGACAAACTTCTGGTTGATGGGCAGCCAGTAGCGGATGATTTTAGGATTCATGGATCAATTTACGCCTGTATTGATACAGCTGTAAAGTCTGGACAGGATCACGATTCAACTGCTGTTGTTTACTTTGGTAAACAACCAGGTTACTTATATGAGGATCGGCAAGCGCGGATTTTCGTTCTTGACTGGCACTTAGAGCAAATCGATGGCAATATGCTATTAGATTTTGTTCCAAGCATTATGAAGCGACTCGATGAACTTGCAATTAGGCACAACTCCCCCGTTGGCGCCAAAGGCATATTTATTGAGGATAAGGTAAGCGGGACTGTCCTTCTCCAGAATCTCGCTGCCCAAGGTGCTCCTGCTTGGCCTATTGACTCTAAGTTGACACAGATGGGGAAATCAGAGCGTGCGCTTGCGTCCTCACCCTATATAGCACGTGATCTGGTCAAATTGACAGACTGCGCTTATAGTAAGACGATGAATGTGAAAGGCACTACGCGGAACCACTTGTTGACACAATTAGCAAGTTTTCGCATAGGTGATAAAGAAGGCGCCAGAAGAGCAGATGACTTAGTTGATTCATTCTGCTATGGAACAATTATCGGTGTTGGTAGCACAACAGGATTCTAAATGGAACTGAGTACATCATTCATTTCAGACACATTTGGTAACGGGTCACCCCTTTACCAGATTCTGAATGCTCAGCAGTTAGTGCCTGGTGAAGAGCCAAGTTACCAGATTTGTAAACTCCTATACCTTTATCACCCGCTTGGCAAGAAGATTGTCGATGCACCCATTAGCAAGGCTATGGGCAAGCAGAGAGACATCATTATCACAGAGGACATCTCTGAACGCTTAGTAAAGCGTTATAATGAAGTCTGGGACCTGATGTCTATCGATGACTACATTGCTAATACATATCGCCTTTCTCGCATATATGGCGCTGGTTCTGTTGCAGTAATACCTGAAAATGGTAAGACTGAAGCCCCTCTGACTCCAGATGAACTGCGTAAAAAGGGCACCAACCTGAAGTTCTCTGTATTTGATCCTCTTAATACAGCTGGATCAATGGTTGGTGTCCTTGATCCAAATGACCCTCAGTTCCTAAAGTATGCAACTATCGCTGTAGCGGGTAAGCCTTATGCTAAGTCAAGGGCTCACATTCAGCTCTATGAACAGCCGATTTACCTAAGCTACACAAATTCTGCATTTGGATATGTAGGTCGCTCAGTATTCAATAGAGCACTTTATCCACTTCAGTCATTCCTATCGTCCATGATTACGGACAATATGGTAGTGCTGAAGTCTGGTGTTCTGGTTGCTAAGGTAAGACAGCCAGGCTCTATATCTGATCGCATCATGCATGCGGCAAACCAGTTTAGACTGAATATCTTAAAATCTGCAAAAACTGGTAACACTATTGCCGTACAGCCAGATGAAGACATTCAGTCACTTGATCTACACAACCTAGACTATGCAGTTCCAAGAAATAACATTCTTGAGAACATTGCACTGTCTCTGGATATGCCTTCTAGCTTCTTGACCAATGAGTCTCTTGCTCAGGGTTTTGGTGAAGGTTCTGAAGATGCCAAGTTGATTGCTGGATACATCGATGATGTTCGCCTTGAGATGCAGCCTCTTTATGACTTCTTTGACAACATTGTCCAGCATGTAGCATGGTCTCCTGATTATTTTGAGACTCTGCAAACACAGGACAAGGATTACAAAGGCATGTCATTTGAAGAGTTCTTCTCACGCGCACGTCGCAGCTTTAGGGCAAAATGGCCTGCAGCATTAGAGCCTACCAAGAAAGAACTTGTTTTGATGCAGAAAGAGCAGTATACGTCTGTTCTTGAGGTATACAACACTCTTGCTCCAACTCTTTCTGGCGAGAACCTGGCAAAGCTAGTTGATTGGACTACTGCTAACCTGAATGAAGCACAGAACTTGTTCCCCAATCGTCTTGAGCTTGATGCTGAAGAAGTGGCAAAGGAAAGCGAGCAGCTTGCTAAACAGAACATGAAGATGACTGGTGTTGCTACTGCTGGCGGTGGATTGATGACTGGCAATCGTCCTGCTGGACTTGGTATGAGCAGAATGCGTGGCAAGCCACAGGCAACTTCTCCAAGAGTAGATAAGCCTGGCAAACGTGGCACAGATGTTAGCGGAGATGGCGTTACTTCAGTGACTAACAGACTATGAAGATCAATCAAGCTGGCTTAGACATTGTCAAAGAGTTTGAAGGCTTGCGTCTTGATTCTTATAGATGCCCAGCGGGTGTTTGGACCATTGGCTATGGCCACACAGAAGGTGTCACCAGAGGAATGAAGGTGACTAAGCAAGAAGCTGAAGACCTTCTAAAGCATGATTTGCAATTATTTGAAAATGGTGTCAAAAGATTCATTGGTGATGCACCAACGAATGAGAATCAATTTTCAGCATTTGTAAGTCTTGCATACAATATTGGTATTACTGCATTTGGTAAGTCATCAGCACTTAGAGAACACAAAGCTGGAAATTATGATCTTGCTGCAAACAAGATTATGCTTTGGAATAAGGCTGGTGGAAAAGTTCTCGCTGGTTTGATTAGACGCAGAAAAGCTGAATCAAAGTTATATGCCCTACCAGTCTGAAGCACAAGAACGTCTTATGAAAGGCGTTGCTCACAATCCTGAGTTTGCTGAGAAAGTCGGCATACCACAGTCTGTGGGCAAGAAATTTGAAGAGCACAAAAGTGATGCTGCTGGTGTTCTACACCATAGCAATGGCAAAGTGCTTCTTTTGAAGCGTGCTATGAATTCATCTACATTTCCTGGCCACTGGGCATTTGCTGGTGGGACAGTTGAGCGGGATGAATCACCTTATGATGCAGCTATTAGAGAAACACTTGAAGAGACTGGCCATTTTACAGTTAGGCCAAAATTGTTGGGGACATATGACAGTAGCGGAACGAATTTTCATGCTTATGTTTCTAACGATTATTTTGAGCCAGTGTTATCTGATGAGCATATGGCAGCTCAATGGTTTGATGTAAAGAGCTTGCCACATCCGCTGATTCCTGCATCTCACGAGATAATTAAGCAGGTTTACCCAGATGCTCAAGAGAGATCTGAGCTGGATGTTATGAAGAACATTCGTGATGGAGTTCTTCCAAGTCCTCAGAAATATGACAACATCTCATTGTTTGCGCTGAGGATCACTGGCTCTGGACTAGCTGTTCGCGGAAATGGTGAAGTTGCATTCAAGAGTCCGTCAGATTATCTGACAAATGATTTTCTTGAGCGTTGTAATGGACTCCCTGTAATTTGGGAGCATCCAGAAGAGAAACTGTTAGATACAGAATCTTTTCAAAAACAGATTATTGGCACATCCTGCTTGCCTTATATTGATGGCGATGAAGTATGGACTGTGGCCCGCATATATCACGAAAGAGCAGCAGAGTTGATGTCTGAAAAACAGCTATCAACTTCGCCAGCTGTTCGGATAGGCTCCTCTGCAATAAAGCATGGGGATTTATTGATAGAAGGCAAGCCCGTCTACTTAGACCATGTTGCTGTATGCATCAACGGTGTATGGGACAAAGGGGAGCCTGATGGTATTCGTTTAGACTCAATCGAGGATACAATTATGGATGAACAGATTTTGGAGAAAGTCCAGGAGATGTTGAGTGGCTTTGAAGTCCGCATGGATGCAAAGCACGATGAAATCAAAAATCGTCTGGATGCTCTTGACAAGAGTGAAAAGAAAGAAGTTGAGAAAGAAATCGAAGAAACCAAGCACGTTGTAAAAGATGATTCTAAGGAAGATGACGATGATGCGAAAGCAGACATGGTATCTTGCGGCGACGACGATAAGAAGGCTGACATGGCTTCCTGTGGCGACGATGACAAAAAGGCTGATGAAATGAAAGCTGATGCTCGTGTTGATTCCCTGCTTGATGAGATTTCATCTCTGAAAAGCCGTTTAGAATCTCTGGATGTAAAGACTGCAGAGCGTTCAATTGTTGACACTGAAGCACTGGCTCAAGCTCAGGCTCGTGCTGATTCAGTTGCAATGGCTCTTGGCGAAACCAGCGGAATCTCCCCGATGATGGGTGAGGCTCTGATGTCTTATCGCAAGCGTCTGGCATCTCGATTCTCAAAGTTCTCTGATCGTTTCAAGAATGTTGATATCAGCAAAATTGGTGATGAAGCATTGTTTGCTCCGATTGAAGATGCAGTTTATGCAGATGCCATGTCTTATGCTAAGGCTCCGCCTATCGCAGAAGGTCATGTGCATCTAATTGAATCGCGTGATGATGCTGGCCGTCTGGTCCGCACACCTTCTGCCAATAGTGACCCGCGTGCTTGGATGGGGCAGTTTGCCTCTGGCGCGGTGTTCAATGGCGCAATCAAACAATAAGGAGTTATACAAATGACGACTTTTAATCCTTTTGCTGTTACCAATGTACAGGACAGCTTTTCCGTACAGTCTAATGGCTTTTGGCAGGGTGACCTGCAGGCTGATCCTGCTGGCCGTTATCAGCTTGCTGCTGGCGTAATTGCTGCCGCTGAAACTGGCGTTGTATGGGGAGGTCTGCCTATTGTTGAAAGCACGCCTGCTGCAACCCCAGCTAATGGCTACATGGGATCAAATCTGACGCTTGCATCTACTGCAGCGGAAATTTCTGGTTTCACTGTATTTAATGGCTCTTACAGCGTTCCGACCACTCCGCAGTCTCCTGTTCCTACTGCTGTTGCTGGTAATAGCTTCAATTTCGTACGCAAAGGCACTAATAACCGTATTGTTGTTAAATGCTCTGCTGCTGTTGTTGCTCTTGCTGGTTCTGCAAATCCTCAGGCTTTCTCTTGGGATTTCACCAACAATCAGCTTATTCCTGGCAACGGAACTGATGAATTCACTGCAACGCTGGTTCAGGTTGACACCAATGGTGCAGTTGTTGTATACGACTCGGTGACTGGATATGCCACTTGGAATACCAGTGCAAACGTCGCTGTTATTCAGATCTAAGGAGTTACACTAATGGCAAATATCACTAATGGCTTTGTCCAGATTCATCCGTCATTTACTATGCCGGAAATCATCATGCAGTATCAGCAGCCTTCTGGCGCTTTTAATGCATTGGCTGGCGGCTCTATTTCACCTAAAATGTCACAGGGTGATCTGGCTGTTTACATCAAGCGTCTGAATGTTAAGTCTGCTTATCAGGCTAACCAGAATGCTGGTAATCAGCTTCCTTCCTGTTCTGTAAGTGCACAGCAGATCTCTGCTCCTACTTACCTGCTGCGCAATCGCACTATCTATGATCATCATGATATTGCTGCTGCCAACAACTGGGGCTTTGCACTTCCTGAAGCTAACCGTCTGGCTATGCGTCAGGGTATCTTCACTGGCATGCGTAATGGCCTCCTGTACGGCTTTAACCCGCAGAACACTGGTGAAGGTCTGCTGAACACCCCTGGTGCTTACACTGATACCCTTCCTGCTGATACTGGTGGTCATACTACTGTTGTCACCTATGATCCAGGTGAAATGGCACAGTATCTGACCAAGCAGATTGTACAGGCCAAGATTCGTATGAATCAGATGGGCACTGCTGCTCGTGTTGTCATCGTTGGACCGCAGCGTGTTCTGGGTCAGTGGATGTACAGCATTGTATCTCTGCAGGGCTTCCAGCTTCCTGGAGCTGGTGTCACCTCTACCACTGGCGTAACTGAAAATGTTATCGGCTGGTCTGGTGACTCTGTTGAGTGGGCATACGATGACACTCTGATTGGTAAGGGTGCTGGCGGTACGGATGCTATTCTTCTGGTAATCCCGGAAATCAAGACTCCGTATGTTGGCTCCAAGCCTAACACCAACATTTTTGCTACGCTTACCCCTGGCACTGATGCAACGACTCTGATGCTGTCTGACATGGCAGCACCAAGAGAAATCACCTCTCCGCTGCCCGATGGAGCTTTGAGCACTGTTTCTGAGATTCGTTGTACACCGGGTTGGGCAATTCGCTCTCAGGGCATTTCCATCCTTTCGATGGATTATTCCTAAAACCTGTTGCACTGGCTAGAGTCGCGCATCGAAAAGGGTAGCCCTCACCCCTGCCAGTGCATTTATGAGGGATCATCTAATTGAGGTATAAAGATGGACTTGTATGTTTTGAACCCTACAACTCAGACTCACAATTTTAATTGGAGAGAGCCTGAGAGTGAAAAAATCTTCACAAGGGTAATTGATGCTGGTGGACAAATTAAAGTTCTTAGTGATGTACCTGAAAAGGTATTTGATCACGTTGTAGAACATCATAAGCGTTATGGGATGGTTAACATCTCAGAAGCTAAGAATGCAAGACGCAGTGGTAATAAGATTGCACTTGTCTATTCTGACAAGCCTTTGCCTGCTGATGTATATGAGCTGGTTGATGAAATCAATGAAGATATTGTATCTCGTCAGATTCAGCTTGAAAAGGAACGCAGTGCAATTGCTGTGATGAAATCAGTTGAGGAGAATCCTGAACTCAATGAAGGTGTAAAAGCTGTTGAAGTTGAGATCACTGAGATGACTCCCAAAGAGACTACCCGCAAGGACAAGCCTCTTGTTAAACAGAAATTTTCATCTAAGGATTAAATAACATGAGTGGCCCAACACCAGCGGGATTTTTAAGTTTCATCCGCGATATAATGCAGATTGATGAGACTGTATTACCTGATGATAATTGGGCCATATCATTTGCATATAATTATGCAACGAATATATGTATACCTCTGCTTGCAGTGATTCCTCAGATTCCTGAGGAATTTCTGTATTCAACAGCGATATACAACTTAGCAGCGGATACGCTGTTAACTTATGCAATTGACCAGCCAGGTCAAGACTATTTTGCCAGATACCAGCAGCAATATAAATTGCGCGCTTTGGTTCCTGGCGTAGTTGAAATGGCACAGGATGAATCAACAAGCACACAATTGCTTGTTCCTGATTTCTTCAAAAATATGACTCTTCAGAATTTGCAGAATTTGAAGACTATATATGGCCGCACTTATATGCAGATTGCACAAAGTGTTGGGAATCTCAGCCTCCTTAACATTGCTTAAATGGTAATATCATTTGAAGTAAAAACAGGTTATTACAGAAACAGGAAATCTGTTAAATGGGTTGCTGAATGGCTTGAAAAGAATTATGGCATTGTTGAGATGTTCAGCAAAATATATGCTGATCGAATTGCAAGAGAAGTTCAAGAGGTATTGTTATTTTATGCAATGAGGCATAGACCATATCCAAGGGTTATGGTACTTGAAGAATCTACAAGACTTTTTAGATATGCACTTACAAATAGGAAATTTGATGGAATCATTCCTGGAGTGCCCACTAAAAGGTCTTTGACACGAAAGGGAAGATTCAAAAAGAACAAAAGGCCAAGCTTTGTTGATACTGGTTTGTATAGAAAATCACTTCAGATTGTATTAAGAAAATGACAGATTTTGCTTCAGATTTTCCAAATAACTCTTTAGATGCAGTCTTAAAGACTGGTCTTGGAGTTATTAGTCAGGAGCAGCAAATTGTCTTTAGAAAATACAAAAGAATCATATTGCCATACGATGGCTTTGTATTTTGGGTTCTTGCTTCACTTCTTGACCCAAATGAGCCTGGTACAGTTCTTAACGTATTTGGATCATTCCATTACAACACTGATCAGAGACAAGAGCTTGCTAGCACTATAGCATATCAAAATGTTATCTTTACAACAGACACAGAGATAGCGGATTTTAATAAGCTACAGCCTGAATATATGTACCTTGGTGAATTCCAAGATTTACAGTTCAGCTTTTCAAGCCATAAGAATTATTATCAGCAGGCAAATCTTTGGCACTATGAAGGCCAGGCTGTCTATCCACAGATGCGTTCGCAGATTGTAGATAGCCTTGATGTACTTAATAAAAAGGATGTAATTGTATCTAATAGCCTTCCAATATGGATTGCTCTTAATGATTACGCACCTATATATCCTTCATATCTAGTTCCAGAAAATGTAAGCCCTCCTTACATTGCTTGTCATATTGATGAAAGCTCTACTTCTGCACTTCAGCCAATACCTCTGTATAATGCAGAAGGAACATGGCAATTGATGCAGGATAGTGTGCAACTTGTTGTTTATGGATTAAATAATTTTGACATTCAGAATTATTTGCAATATATAGTAAGATCATCTGTTAATAGTGGTCTATTTGGAATTTTAGGCGATGGCCTAAAAGTGCTGGATGGCAAACACATTCAGTCGGAATTGAATGTTATAGCCCAACAAAAATTCATTGAATTAGATATCAGTTATAATCAGCATGCAGTGTATAATTGTGCTCTTGAATACATAGAGAGTGTTTTGCCTGTAACCCTGATTGAAAATGTTCCGTAACTGCCATTTAACACACGAGGTATCAAATGGCCAATAATTACTTTAATCAGATTGTTCAGCTTAACGTCTCACAGACTGTTGCACCTGAGCCAAACCAATTGCAGCAAACTGCTGCTGTTGTATCAATGGGTGGTACTGAGGTACCAGTTGGTACTATGCAGTATATTGCATCTTCTGCTGATCTTGCAGATTATATTACACCTCCATATGATATTTCGGCAATATCATGGTCAGCTGGTGTTGTAACTGTTGATTTGACCAATTCTCATGGTGTACCAGTTGGTGATACCACAACCATAGTTGTAATGGGTGTATCCCCAGCTGCATACAATGGCACGTATACTGCAACAGCACTTGATGCAAATTCATTAAATTATTCACTTGCATCTAATCCTGGTTCATCAACTGTTCTTGGAACTGCTGTTATTGGCAACCAAGTATACATGAGTGCATTTGATCAGACCTGGTGGGCACAAGGGAATACTCAGGCTGGTTATTACATATATGAAACTGGTACTCTAGTGCCTGCTGATGTATATACTGCTGTTGATACTTACATTGATCAGAATCCTCTGACTGTTTACAATTGGTGTTTCCTTACTGGGATGGATTCTGATGCCAGTGCTGGTAATACATTTTTCCTTTTGTATAATTCTTTGACAGCACTTGTCAAATTTTATATGCCTGTCAGAGCATCAACTTATGCAAATTGGGAAGGGTTCAATACACTTCGCAATGTATTTCTGATGGTTCAGTCTCCTGATGCAGCTCCAATGTATGAATTGGATTATGCTGCATTTGCACAATATATGACTGCATTCAATCCAAGCCCAACTAATAAGTTGCCGCCTAGCCAGTATACATTCCTTGATGGTGTCAATGCATACAAACCATTGCCTCAATCTTTGATCAACTCATTTATTGATGACAACATCAATTTTGTCACAACTGGAGCAGAAGGTGGTATAACCAATACCATTCTTGTTCCTGGTAAAAATCTTGATGGAACTCCTGCCAATGTTGCATTCAGCATTGATTGGGTTCAAATTCATATGAATGAGGATTTGGCAAATGCTGTAATAAATGGCAGCAACAATCCTATTTCCCCGCTGTACTACAACCAGGATGGCATCAACTTCTTGCAGCAAGTTGCTGTGAATACTGCCAATCGTGCTATCTCTACTGGTCTTGCTCTTGGTCAGGTTATTTCAGTATCACTTGATCCTAATGAGTTTGCTACCAATATAAGCACTGGAAAGTATAGAGGCAATTTTGTTATCAATGCTGTTCCATTCTCAATCTACACTGGACAGAATCCCAATCACTATGCTAGCGGGATTTATGGCGGCTTGCAGGCTTCATATGTGCCTCAATATGGATTTGAGACAATTATCTTCAATCTTAATGTAACCCAATTCGCATAAGGAGTAGAAAATGGCTACAAATCCTAATTTGATTCCTGGTAACATCAACAGGATTCGTGGCACTATTCTAGTGCCAAATAATGCTTCTCTGAATATCACTGCACCATTCCTTGGTGCAGAGGGTATCACCATCACCCCTCAGACGGCAGTAACTACTGTTATCCAGGGTATGGCATCAACTATCAATTCTGAAGAGCCTTATCAGATCATTCAGGTTAGAGCAATGGTTCTGAAATCACTTGCTCTATCTGCTGCTTATATCTCTCAGATTCAGAACTCTCCTGGACTTGGAAACATCACTATCACTCCTGATACCAATGTGATGGCTCCTTTCAACCTTAACAATGCTACTATTGTTAACTGGCAGGAGATTAGTCTGGCAGGCAGACAAGCGGATTTCGCTGTTGTGTTTGCTGGTTATTACAACATCTCTAATGATCTTTGGAGCCTTTAATGCGTTTTAATCCCGATTTGAACATGGTTATGCACCTCATGGATGAGGATGGAAACCCTTTTGTTGTCCATTCTACGCCAGTCCCGTCTGCTGCATTTGAAGCAAACTGGAAGGTATTCCGTGAAGCGTATGAAGAAATGACAAGCGGGAGAAGCATGGCTGCAACGATGTATTATGCAAAAAAGATTCTGATCTCTGCATCAGAGTTGCATAATAAGAAAAATGATATACAGGACTTTATGTCTAGCATAGCATCTGCTACCTTTGTTATAACTGGTGGTCAGCCAAAGCTATTAGCTGAGAGTCCTATATCAAGTGAACTTAAAGATGAGGTAATAAATCGCATAACTTTTTTTATTATACTCTCACGTCATACTTTCCCGTCGATGATGAAATCCTGGTTGTCAGGGATTCTACCAGCGATGAGCTTGGAGCTTACATCGTCGAGCGTTTCGGAGTTGATCGCTTCTTCGACGACTGTGAGCATGGTAGAACCTATTGGCAATACGGGCACATTTGTTCCGACATAATTGACACCTTTAGAGTGAGATTCTTCAATGAGCGGGATAAGAAGCATACTTGAAATTCAAGTCAAAGGCACAGAAGCTATTGAAAAGGCTGCACGTGACGTTCATGGCTTGAGTGGATATTTCCGCTCAGCTTCTCACAATGCTGGTAGAATAGAAAGTGCTGCCAGGCAATCTGGCGGTGCATATAGTGGTAGCTCCTGGAATCCATCTTATATGATGGGTGGAACAACCACTCCTGTCAATGCACCTTTTAGCTCTGGCTATGTTCCATCTGGCGGTGCTGGAGGTGCAGGTGGCGGTGGTGGCAATGGAGGTGGTGGAGAGTATATAAAGTCTGGTAGCTGGCGTGGTGGCGATAGATACTATCAACAGAATTATTACAACATGCCTAGCTATGTTGTTGGCGGCTACGGTGGAGGTGGATCTGGCGGTGGATCTGGTGGCTCTAGTAGCTGGAATCCAATGGGTTCATTTGGCAGGGGAATTGGATCAGCTGTAGGTTCTGGCATTGGCATGGGCCTTGGAGTTGGCTTTGGGTTAGTTGAAGGTGCTGCTACCATTGCTGGCAAAGCACTTAATAGTTTTGCTGGACTTGTCTGGAAATTAGCAAGCCCTGGCGGTGCACTCCAGAAATTGGTTGATATGCTATCATTCAGCGGGATGATATCATCTGGTCAGGCAATCACTCAAAGATCATTTTTCAGCAATGCAGTTGGCATAAACCCAAATGACATAATGAGGCTGAATGCCACATATGGAAGATTGGCTGACCCTAGCGGTGTTTTATCTGGTATTGCTTCAGCTCGCTCTGCTCCTTTTTCTCTGGGCTTAGCCACAGCTGGTATTTCCCAGCAAGATGCTCGTTCTATGACGACTGAGCAACTTACATGGAGGATGACAGATCTTGCTAGAAACTATGCAAGAAATCCAAGATGGGGCGCCAATGAGATGACACTGGGTGCAACTGGCTTAGGCCAGTTTTTCAGTGTTCAGGATATGATGAGAATTGGCAATCTGTCTGAAGAAGAATATGGTGAGATCAGATCAACTAGCCAAAGAGTTGAAGGTGCTAGCAAGTTAAAAGATCCAGGTGCATGGCGTCATTTTGAGACAGAGCGTGCAGTTGGTATGGCAGGTATGGAAACTGCTATACAGAATAAAATGACTAGGCTGCTTCAACCAGTTGAACAAATGATGAATAATGTCATCAAGATGTTTAACAAAACTGGTGGTGGCAATGCTATTGATACAGTGCTGAATGGTGTTGTAAGATTTATAGGTGAGCTCAATGAGCTTATGCAGACTGGTAGCATGAAAGAGTTCTGGGAGCTTTTGAAAGAAGATGCCAGAGTTGCAGGCCAGTATACATTAGACAGAGCGAAAGAAGCATGGGATTTTGTTTATGGTTGGGCACAGAATAAATTCCCAGAAACTACAAAATTGCTTGAAGAGGCATTTATCAATGCTCTTGAATTTGGTAAAGCATTAAAAGATCTGACACCATCATTTGATGATATCAGAAATGCAGCTAAAGATGCATCAGAAGTATTTCATTCAATTAAAGATTGGATGATAAAGTTTCACCTAATCAGTGAAGCAAGTGCAGGAGAAATGCCAAAGCTTGAAGGCTTGCCTCCTGATGCCCCTGGCAGCCTTAATAAAGGATTGGATTTTAATCCATATCCTACAATGCCTAAAAAGGCATTGGGGCCTGTTGGAGTTGAGTCAGTTGATCCATCTGAATACTCTGGTATGCAGCAGAGTGATATAACAGATGAAGATATTGATAACATGCGTCGCATGTATCAAGGTATGAAAACTGGCAAAGAAAAAGATAGAATGGGCAAGATGCTTGCTGATGCTATCAAGTCTAGGATCAAGAAAAAATCATTTGATCCAAATGCTGATATGCAAGGTGCCCACATCCCAATGGGGAAAACACCAGCGGGTAATTCTCGCCCTTTAGACGATTTAAGAGCGCGTCGCGGGGATAGAGGTAGGGTAGATAGGGGTCGGCCTATTTCGCTCGCTCCGGACGATTCTACGGTTCCGGGGACGGTAATTACTAGCGTCCCGCGTGACGCTAGAGTTGATATTGCAATCAGGACTGATAATTCTGCTAATTTTATGCTACAGAGCATGAGGACTAGCGGATCAATCTTTGGCGGAGGCTCTGGCTACTAATGCGCTGGTACACTATCAAATTCACAAAGACTACACAGTCTGGTGCTAACGCCAAGATACCTTATGTGTACTCAAGTCTTGATGCCAATGGATTGCCAAATCCAGGGGCACTTGAGGTTGAATTTGATATAGTAAATGCAATGGGCCATTTCATTGGCCCAGCAGCACATTTGCGTATTAGGAATGTTCCAATTCAGATATGCCAACAAGCAAGAGCATATCAATGGACAAAGGTAGAAATATATGGCGGTTTTTTCAACAATGGTTTTAGCGGCTTCAAGCTAGCAAACCAATCACAATCAGGAGCATTAGGCTTTGGATATGTACAGGCGTGCATCCCCAATTATATGGGTACAGAGATGGTTATGGACTTTATTATTGTCCCAACTGTTTCTGGTAATCCTGATATTGGCTTGCCCAGTACATCTGCTCCTAATAGTCCAAAAGATTATCAATTTAATTGGCAAGTTGGCCAGACATTCATTGAGGCAGTTAGAAACACTCTTGCCAAGCCACTCAATCTGAAATTGATTGGATCTGTCAATTCAAAAATTAAAAATAATACAGATAAGCCAATAATCAATCAACTTTCTACATTTGCTGAGTTTAGCATATATTTGAAAAAATTGACTGCCAATATTGTCAACCCTCCTATTAGTGGCAAGGTTCAGGCATACAGCGGAGTCAACATGATTTTCAAATCATTTGATACAGTTCTGATTTTTGATGATTCATCAGAAAGTGCAACTATCAAATTAAAGGTTGAAGATTTTATTGGACAGCCATCTATATATTCACCTCAAGGCTTAGATGTTCAATCTATCCATCCGTTGAGGGCAGACCTGTTAATGCCATTATCTGTTAAGTTTCCAAACATCAGCACTCTTATTTCAACATCAGTTGGATCTGTTGCAGGGGCTCAAGAAAAGCCATTGACTGCATCAACTGCTGAATTGAGAATTAAACAAGTTAGGCACATTGGCAAGTTCAGGGACAACTCTGCCCAGGGATGGGCAACTTATTTGACATCAATTGGGGTTATAAAAGCATGAGCCTTAATGGAATCATAGGATCGGCAACATCGGCCATATTTTCTATGGCCAATCAGGCAAGCCCTATAATCCTGACGAATGGAATAGCAAAAGCTGTTGGCGGCTTTATGCCAATTATTGCTATCACAGAGGCAGTTGGAATTAGAGAGATTGCATCACTAATTGGTACTGGTGAATTTCCACAGCAATACTTTGCAAATTTTAGACCAGTATCAGGTAGCACCTTGATAAAGAATGAAGTGGCCATGTACCCATTCTTTACACAACAACTTGCCGCCAATGCTCAGATTCAGCAGCCTCTGAATGTATCAATGCTGATGGTTGCTCCAGCTGGACAGGGCACTGCATTTCCAACTAAGTTGGCAACAATGTCTGCATTAAAGGCATTGCTTGATGTGCATACCAATCTAGGTGGGACATATATTGTTGTTACTCCATCTTGGATTTATACCAACTGTTTGCTTACGCAAATATCAGATGTTTCAACTGGTGAAACAAATCAGACACAGTGGGCATATCAATGGGATTTTGTTCAGCCATTATTGACCTTTCCAGGATTTAACTCTGTAGAGAGTGCTGCAACTAGCCTCCTTACAAGTGGAGGCACTTTCCTGCCAGATGCAAGCGGATCACTTAGTTGGAGTGGTGTTCTTCAAAAAGCTAGTCAGAATGTATTTGGGTACCAATAATGACTAACTATATTGTACAGCAGCAAAGCCCTCAAGCACAGCAGTATAATGTGCAATTAGATGGTGACACATATACTGCTTCAATCTATTGGCTTGCAGTAGCACAAAGATTTTATATTTCAATTTATGATGGTGCTGGTGATATTGTTCTTAATACTGCCTTGATTAGCAGCAATTATGATATAGATATATTAGCTGGATATTTCAACAGTGTTATGTATTACAATGCTGGCGATACAGTTTTACAGGTTTTACCATAATGGATTTTTCAAAGAGATTTCCTGTAGCTGAGAATCTACAATCAATTATTGATTATAGAATTGAATCTAGTGATCAGAGGTATGGATATCAATTGCCTTGTACGGTGACAGAGGTTGATGATACAAAAGGATTTGTCACTGTTAATTTTGAGGTGCAGAATACACCATTTAATCTGCCTCAAATCACCATACCAGTGCAAGGTTGGGAATATATAAGATACCCAATAAAAGTTGGCGATCCTGGAGTTACAATATCCGCTGATGTTGATCTGATTTCAATATCAGGAGGGAAAGCCAGACAACCTAATTTTGTTCCATCATCAAACCTTAATACAGTTTTGATGTTTGTGCCAATTAGAAGTGAATTGAGCTTTCCAACTCCTAATGGAAATGCTACAGTTATCTATGGTCCTGATGGAGTGGTATTATTTGACTATGTTGATGGGACAACGCATAGCACATTGACTATAAGTCAGACAATGGCTAAAATGACCAATGGATCAGCTAGCATTGAAATATCAGATGGTGAGGTCAAAATAACTGGCACATTGATTATCAATGGTGAAGAGTATATGGCCCACACTCATTCTGGAGTTCAGACTGGTGGTGGTAACACAGGAGGGGTGAACTAATGAGAGTCTGGGGCAGAGAATATGACAATGACGGCAATTATGTCTGGAAGGAAGTAACCACTGACTCAGCGGGTTTTAATGATGGCGTATATGTAACTGCATTTGCACAGGTTCTCCAGCTACAAACTAATGAGTCTCCATTTTATGCAGACTATGGAATACCAGCTCAGCAGTCAGTGCTCAATCAGTTATTCCCTGACCTTAATGTTGCATTGATGCAACAGAGATATGCTCCCAATTTTGCAATGCTAAGAGTGCAGAAGGTCAATGCTGTAAATAGATATGGTTCACCAACTCCTGTTTATAATGTTGGAATTATAACACAGGCCGGATATTCACTTAACCTTACAATACCTACTTAATTATGAGCATACCAGTAGTAATGAGTGCAAGTGGAGCTATTCCTACTGCACCACTCACTTTAAGAGATCAGCTTATTGAACTTGCTATTGCAGCAAATCCTGGGCTTACCACAAATCTTCCTGGTACTCTAATTGAGGATATTGCATCAACTGATGTTGGAGCACTTACTCTTATTGATCAGGCTAGAGTTGAAACCATTAACAGTGTCACCCCTTTGGGTGCTAATCTGTTTCTATTAAATCAGCTTGGTCAGATATATGGTGTTCAGCAATCTCAGACTGAATATGTAAGTGTTAATATTGTATTCACTGGTACTCCAGGTTATGTCATTGATGCTGGTGTAATTGTATCTGATGGCACNTATCAATATGTAACACAGAATGCAACAGTCATAGGATATAGCACATTTAGTGAGCAAGTTTATTGCGTGGCTTCTGTCAGCGGGACTTGGAGTGTTCCAGCTAATACAGTGACAAATATAGTTTCTTCTATCCCAAGCGGGGTTATAATAAGCGTAACGAATCCCGCAGCCGGTATTCCTCCGCAAGCGGCNCAAACGCCTGAGGAGTATAGAAGTGCAGTATTAGATGCTGGTAAAATCGGTGCATCTGGTATGATTCAGGCAATTAAAACTTATGTGAAAAATGTACCAGGTGTTGTACAGAATCTGGTATCAGTAACACAGAATACTCCTGGCGGTACTGCATGGAAGGTGATAGTTAAAGGTGGTGATCCAAAAGAAGTTGCATATGCAATTTGGCAATCATGTGGTGATCCCGCTGTGCTTAGTGGTGCTTCTGAAGGTGGTGTAACAGCAAGTCAAACCATATTTGATATACCAGATACATATTTGATAACTTGGGTAATTCCAGTTGAGCAAAGTGTTGAAGCACTGGTAACATGGAATACAGATATAACTAATGTTGTAAGTAACTCTGCAATTGATGCGTTGTGTTCACAGCCAATTGCAGATTACATTAACAATCTTGGGCCGGGACAACCAATCAACATATATGAAATTCAATATGTTTTCCAGGAATCAGTTCAGAGCATATTGCCAACTGCATTCATAACTAACATTGAAGTTCAGATAACTATTGATAATGTAATTGTCCCTCCATCTCCTGGTACTGGAATTGTTATTGGTGATGCTGAAGGTTATTATTATTCTGGTGTTGAAGACATTACAACTGTAAGGGGCTAATATGCTACCAACTTCAACAACTAATGTTACAGGGATACTTCCAAGTTATCTGTATTTCCAGTATCAGAATGATCCTGATTTGCCTGCTCTGATAGATGCTTACAATACATTGGCACAAGAGTATCTTGATTGGTTCAATAATATCAATCTGCCAATATACACTGGCCTGAGCGGAGCATTATTGGATTGGGTTGGTCGTGGAGTTTACGGCATACAAAGGCCAACATTTGCAACTGAATCAATTGATGGAGTTATAGGTCAAATTGCTGGTGTAAAGCATCATGGACCAGCACCTTTGCCAACGCCAAATATAGCATTAGGAATATCATCAACTCAGGTGTATAAAACCACTACATCATATGATACCCCAGATGATATTTATAAAAGGGTTCTGACTTGGTGGTTTTACAAGGGTGATGGATATGACTTTTCAATTCAGTGGCTGAAAAGAAGGATATACAGATTTTTGTTTGGTGTTGAAGGTACAGATGCATCCGCTCCTTTCACACCAGATATTAGTGTAACATTCACTCATGCAACCTCTATACCTGTATGTGAAATTGTCATAAATAATGCAGTTGATCCAATTGCTACATATTTTGAATTAGCAGTTGAGCAAGGTGTATTATGCCTTCCATTTAGATTTACATACAGTGTAACAATCAACGTATAAGGAAAATGTATGGCTGCTACAATTGAATTATATGCCAATAATGCTTATAGCATTTTGGCAAACTCTATATCTGATAGTGTAACAACTATAAATATAGCACCTGGAACTGGTTTGCGTTTTCCTAGCCCAACTGGAAATCAATTCTTTAGACTCACCATAACTGGTGCAGCATCCCCGAACTCATCAATTGAAATTGTATATGTTACATCAAGATCAACTGATGCATTGACTGTAATTCGCGGGAGAGAAGGAACAGTTGCTCAATCATGGTCTGTTAATGACCTGTGTGCAAATGAACCTACAAAAGAAATGTTTAACCAATTTATGCAGCAATATGTTGGTACTGATGTAGGAACAACTAATGCATATGTGGTCAATACACCTCAGCATGAAGTTAATTATTACACTGGCATGCCAGTTGTATTTACAACCATTAATGCAAATACAACCACAACACCAACACTTAACCTTAATGGCATAGGCATTAGATCAATTCAAAGTGCTAGTGGTGGTTTGTTAGTAGCTGGTGACATTCAAGCAAATACACCAATATATTTGCTTTATAGTGCCACCAATAATGCATGGCTTATTCAATCTCCGCTTGGTTATCAGAGAGCAATCACTGGCGGTGCAAGTTCCATTGTTACATCAAACCTGACTAATCTCAAGGCACTAGTCTCAGATGCATCAGGTAAGGTTGCAGCATCTGCAATTACCTCAACTGAGTTGGGTTATCTTTCTGGTGTTACATCACTGATTCAGAATCAGATCAATGCTAGAGCTAGATATACTGATTTTGTATATCAGACTGGAGTATACAATGCAACATATAATACATACAACAATGGATACATGATTTTCCCAGGTGGATTCAAAATTGTATGGATTGAGATGAGAACATTTACTACATCTGCTGGCGGTGCTCTTGTCACTCTGCCATCAGCATTTTCTACATCTGCTGCTTGTTGGCAGGCAACATCAGCTAATGGTGGTGGCAATCCTACTGCAGTTGGCATAGGCCCAAATAGCACATTATCAGCAGCAGATGTAAGATGGGCTGCAAATACAATTGGTGCATTCATCGTTGTGATGGGGGTTTGATATGGCATTGCCAACACCAACAATTTATATCAAGCAAGGTGCTACATTTTCACAAGCTGGATATGCAACACTACCTGATGGTGATTGGATTGCTACATCTGAAATTAGAGATAATGCTGGAACTCTAATTACAGAGTTGGATGTTACATTGCAGCCTCCAGTTGCACCAAATACCAAATGGCCTTTACTTCTGTTCAAAAGTGCAGAGGAAACTGAACTTTGGCCCATTGGGACATTGTACTGTGATATCAGATTTGACTACAGCGGGAACATCCTGTACATACCAACTTTTATTGTTCAGGTTGTTAAACATATAACTGGTCCTCAGCCAACTCTTGTTTTGGGAGGTGGTTAATGTCTGATATCAAAATAGTATCAAAGCCTCAGATTATTGTTGAGCTTGGCGATATACTTCAAGGGCCAGTCGGACCAACTGGGCCTACTGGACCAACTGGTCCTGCAGGTCCTACTGGGCCTACAGGTCTTGAAGGTGTCACAGGTCCAACAGGTCCTGCTGGGCAAGCTGGGCCAACAGGGCCTACTGGTATCCAAGGTCCACCTGGTCCTGAAGGCCCTAGCGGATTAGAAGGCCCAACTGGCATTCAAGGCGACGTAGGAGCCACAGGCCCTCAAGGTGATGTTGGAGCTACAGGCCCACAGGGTGCTCAAGGTATACAGGGCCCAACTGGTCCTCAGGGTGAAATAGGGCCTACTGGTGTATCTGGCATACAGGGTTATCCTGGTCCTACTGGAGCAACAGGACCTACTGGCCCTCAAGGAACAAGTATAAACTTTCTTGGTGAAGTTCCAACCATAGGTGATCTTCCTTCTGGTGCATCTGATGGTGATGCATACATTGTCACAGCTGATGGTAATTTGTATGTATGGGATGGATCAGCCTGGATTGATGTAGGACAGATTGTTGGTCCAACTGGACCTCAAGGTTCTACTGGTCCAACAGGCCCTTCTGGTGTTGAAGGGCAAACTGGTCCTACAGGTGTAACAGGACCAATTGGATTGCAAGGTGACCAAGGTCCTCAAGGTACACAAGGTGAAATTGGCCCAACAGGCGCAACAGGATTAACTGGTAATGTAGGAGCGACTGGAGCCACTGGCCCTCAAGGAATTCAGGGTATACAAGGTATACAAGGCCCTATTGGTCCAACGGGTGTAACAGGACCAACAGGAGTAGGTGCTACAGGCGCGACAGGACCAACAGGAGCGGGTGGTGCTTATGGGTATTATGGATCATTTTATGATACATCAATTCAACCATTGGCTAGCATTTCGGCGGCACAAGTAATTGGCATTAACTCTACATCTGAATCAAATGGTGTCACTATTGTTGATGGCAATAAAATTACCTTTGCCCATCAAGCTACATACTCATTTACATTTTCAATTCAATTTGAAAATGCAAATAATCAGATACAAACAGCAAGTGTATGGTTAAAATACAATGGAGTTGATTTTCCATATTCAGCTAGTTTGTTTGATATACCAGAGTCTCATGGCGATAATCACGGAAGAATAGTTGGTACTGTCAATTTCATTTCAACATCTGCTCCTGGCGGTGGTGATTATGTTCAACTTTATTGGTCAGGCTCTAGCACAGATCTTTTAATAACGACAATACCTGCTGATGCATCACCTGTATCTCCAGTTGCACCTTCAGTCATTTTGACTGTTGTTGAAGTTATGCACACCCAGCTTGGTCCGACAGGAGCAACTGGACCAACTGGTTTGATAGGCCCAACTGGACCAACTGGTGTTACAGGGCCAGTAGGAGCCACAGGGCCTGTTGGATCAACAGGACTGACTGGAGCAACTGGGCCTATAGGATTGACTGGTGCTACAGGGCCTACAGGACCACAGGGTGTTGCTGGATCAATTTGGATGAGCACTACCCCTCCGGTTGATGCCGTTACATATCCATTCTGGTGGAATACTACACGCGGAGTGTTATGCGTTTATTACAATGATGGAACATCATCACAATGGGTTGATGCTGTTGCATCACTTATCAATTCTTAATGGAGTAATAATGTGGCTGCATTAGATTTTCCTTCAAGCCCTACAGTTGGACAGGTATATACTGCCAACGGTAAGTCATGGCAGTGGGATGGGGTATCATGGATTTCATATAATACCTTAATTGCTGCTGGCTCAAATACACAGATCCAGTTCAATAATAGTGGTGCATTTGGTGCATCTGCGGGATTGACTTGGAATGGTACAACTCTTACAACTACTGGATTAAATAATACTGGTAACACCACCCTCGGTGACGCAGCCGGGGACACGCTGACGATTAATGCAGGGGTCATCTCAATCCCCAACGGTCAGATTGCAACAACTGCCGCATCGCAAGCCGAAATGGAAGCCGGGACAGAAGCTGCCCTGCGCTCGATGTCACCCTTACGAGTCAGGCAGGCGATTATCGCGGTCACGGGTGCGGCCAGCGCGGCTAACGATATTGGCGTTGCTGGTGGCGCTGGTTTTGGCGTGGGGATTTGCCCCGGCCCGCTTCCCGCCGGGGTGACGCCGGTCAGCAACGGCACGTTCTCGCCCTACAGCCCCGACTACGGCAATTACCAGTTCACCGATGACTCGGTGATGGTCTGGGTACCGGCCTTCTATTACAAGTGGGGTACAGGCTCCAACGGGCTGGGCGTCAACGTTATTGATGTCAAGGCGTATTCGGCCTATGCCGATGTTGCAACGGCGAATGCTGCCGGGTATGCGCTGCATCGGGCGTTTTACGATGGTGGCGCGGTCAAGGCCGGCTTCTTTGTCGACAAGTTCCAGTGCTCGAATAACGGCGGGGTGGCGTCTTCGATCAAGATGGGCAATCCGCTGTCGAGCAGCAGCGCACACAATCCTTTCTCTGGCCTGACCGGCACGCCGACCAACGCTTATCACGGCGCACTGGTCGCGGCCAAGACCCGGGGCGCGCAGTTCTTCTGCAACTCCCGCTTCATTCATGCGGCCCTGGCGCTGTTGAGTTATGCCCACGCGCAGGCCAGCAGCAGCACGACCTATTGCGCCTGGTACGGCAGCACCACCAATTACCCCAAGGGCAACAACAACAACGCGCTGCGCGATACCAATGACACTTCGGTGATCTGGGTATCGGACGGCTACAGCAATGCCGGCAAGACAGGATCAGCGGGCTATGCCGGGGGCGCGGGCAATGTGTTCGCCAAGTCGACGCACAACGGCCAGAACTGCGGCGTGGCTGATCTTAACGGCAACATGTGGGAGATCAATCTGGGGATGACCTCGGATGGCACCAATCTCTACATTATGAACACCGCCGTGGCGATGAAGGATGTGACCAGCGGCACCACGCTGGCGACCGACGCCTGGGGCGCGACGGGGATCGCGGCCATGTACAGCAGTTTGGGCACGACCTACGAATCCTTAACCAAAGCCAATGGCTGGGTGCTATTTGGCAGTTCCAACCAAGTGCTTGTCGAGGCGACCAGCGGTAACGGATGGGCGCTCACCGGCGCCGGGCTACCCAAATCGGGCGGCACCGGAGGCAGCAATGCGTTCGGCCAGGACGGTAACTATCAGCCTGCCGCGTGGCCCAACGAGCTGTGCCCGCTTTCGGGCGGCTACTGGGGCCATGGTTCGAACGCGGGTGTCTGGGCGTTCTTTCTGGCCGATGTCCGGGGCAGCTCGAACGTTGTCGTTGGGTTCCGCTCCGCCTCTTACTTATGATTTACGGCTTCACTATATAACAGGATTATCATCGTCATGACCTCTATCGTCACTTACCGAAAGTTTATCGACGCCATCAGGACGGTCGAACTGCGCCTGCCGGAAGGGCCGATGCACGCCCGTATCGGAACGGAGCTGTGTACGCTGTCTGATGGCCTGACGTATGTCGCCTTGCCCGACGGCGCAACGCTGCCCGCCGATCAGCCCGCCGAGATTGCAGACAGCATCATCAACCCCGTGACGGTCACGGAAGACCTGCGCTATCAGATTCTGGGCGCGTCTCCGCATTGCCGATTGATTGCCGAGCGCGTCATCGAGCGCATCCGCGAGCGCTATCCGCTTGATGAGGAGCTTTTCCTGAACAGGATTGCGACCGGAGTCGCAAATGGCTTGTACGTGTATCAGGAGGGCGAAGAAGCCGAAGTGATTGCCTTTGGGGTTTGGGCCGAGGAGTGTCGGCAATGGGGCCGACAGCAACGGGCGGCGTTGGGGCTGTAAGCCGTGACCTACTACCTCCTTCTCGAAACCTTCGAGGCTGAGACCATCCAGTGGACTCAGGATGCGCTAGGTGAAAAGCAAGTCGCGGCAGTCTACGCTTCCATCGACACGCAGATCGAGAACCAGATCAACCCCCGATTGTCACACCCCCATTGCCTTGGACTGTTTAACATTAAAATTGGAGTAATATCATGGGTGATAAATTAGGCATTGCTTTCAATGAAAGAAGTACATGGGTTTCCATTATTGGCTTTCTTTCTTTATTTGGTATAAATATTGCACCTGAGTATTCAACTCCAATTATTGAAACAGCAATTGGAGTTAGCTCATTGTTGGGACTATTCCTGAAGCGGAACTCCAATGCCAAATAATGATCTTAAAATTATTGACACAAGTCAAGGCCTGACAAAAGAGGAATTGATTGAGTTGAAAAGACTTGCTTCAATGAGTAAATCTGCAAAATTTATCATTAGCATAGTATTTTCACTTATGCTCTTTATAGGCTTTGATCATTTAGTTGAATGGTTCAAACATAAATGAACCAAACCTTGCATTGAGGGCATCAATGCTTTTTAACACAGAGGGTAATATGAAACTTGAATTTGAAGAAAATGAAGTTGTAGGCATTATCAACATTCTTGGTGAGCTTCCAACTAAGTCAAATGCTTGGCCACTTGCTCAGAAGATTACATATCAATATGAGCAGCAGAAAGAAGCGCCAGTTGTTGAAGATGCAGCGGAAATTCCCGCTAGTGCTGAGTAACATTTTGTAAACGGAGCTACAATGTCCAATATTGAAATTATCCAGAGCACACCTGAGATTATAGTTGAGCTTGGGCAGTTTATGCAAGGGCCACAAGGACCAACAGGTCCAACTGGTCCACAAGGCCCTGGAATCAATTTCAAAGGCGATGTAGCTACTGTTGCAAATTTACCAATTGATCCCAGTGTCAATGATACTTATAAAGTGCTTGACACTGGAGATTTCTATGTATGGAATGATACTGAATGGGTTAACATTGGGCCACTAGAAGGTCCATCTGGGGCAATTGGTGTCACAGGCCCAAGCGGAATTCAAGGTGCTGTTGGTCCTTCTGGAGCATCAGGCCCATCTGGCTCTACTGGTGCCACAGGTGCCACAGGTGCTAGAGGATCAACTGGTGTTATGGGCCCACAGGGCTTCACCGGTCAGCAAGGTGTTACTGGTCCATCAGGCATTCAAGGTGTTCAAGGCATCCAGGGTATTCAGGGTATTCAGGGCATCCAGGGACCATCAGGGTTGCAGGGTGTAACAGGATTAAGAGGCACAACTGGTGCTACTGGTGCTACTGGCACAATGGGCGCAGTTGGCGCCACTGGTCCAACTGGCGTAAAAGGTACAAAAGGTGATACTGGTGCAACAGGGGCAACTGGTGTTTCTGGTGTAGAAGGCATTGGAGGTGCAACTGGTCCAAAGGGTGCCACTGGCGTTACAGGGCCTACTGGTCCAACAGGTTTGGTTGGGCCTTCAGGAGCGAATGGTCCTGCTGGACCAACTGGATTAAGTGGAGTGAGCATATGGAATGGGATTACCCCTCCTATTGATTCTGTTGCATATCCATATTGGTTCAATACAACTAATGGTACGCTTTTTGTTTGGTATGTTGATTCAAATAGCAGCCAGTGGGTTCAGGTTGATGCACCTCCGATGGGACCAGCTGGTGCAACAGGCCCTAGCGGATTAGAAGGCCCAACTGGAGCAACTGGTTTAACTGGTGCTACTGGACCAGTAGGACCTATAGGTGTGACTGGTCCAACTGGAATATCAGGGGTAATTGGCCCAACGGGTGTGACAGGACCTATTGGTCAAACTGGCGTAACAGGTGCTACTGGACCTCAGGGAACAGCCATTAATCTTAAAGGAACTGTTGCTACAGTTGGTAACCTTCCCGCTGGTGCTGCTGTCAATGATGCTTACATCGTAGAAGCTGATGGCGATCTTTATGTCTGGGATGGCGGAGCATGGAATAATGTTGGTGCTATCACAGGACCAAGCGGAGCTTCAGGGCCAGCCGGTGCAACTGGACCAATAGGTGCTACAGGAGCAGTTGGTCCTACTGGTCTGACAGGTCAGACTGGTCCAATAGGTGTGACTGGACCTACTGGATTGACAGGTCAAGTAGGTGCAACAGGCCCTGTTGGTGCAACAGGACTAATTGGTCAAACTGGTGTAACAGGGCCCACTGGTCTTACTGGTCAAGTTGGTCAGACTGGACCTACAGGTGCTACTGGATCTGTTGGTGCAACTGGTGTGACTGGTCTTGTTGGATCAACAGGTCTAACTGGTCCAACTGGTCCAACTGGTTTGGGATATGGAAATGTTACAAGTAATACAAGTTTTACTATTGGTACAACTGGTGTACAAACATTTGTTGTAAATCAATCTGCTGGTACAAACTCATATACATCAGGTGAAAGGATAAGATTGATTTATGGCCCTTCTAATTATATTGAAGGTGTTATAGCATCGTATTCTGGAACTAATTTAATTGTAACAATTGACTATGGTTTTGGCTCTGGCACATACAATTTCTGGAAAGTTCAAATCACTGGTCTACAAGGTGTAACAGGACCCATAGGTGCAACTGGTCCACAGGGAATACAGGGCCCAACAGGAGCAACAGGTCCTCAAGGTATTCAGGGCATTGTTGGGCCAACTGGTATTACAGGCCCAATTGGTGCTAGTGGTTTGCAGGGAATACAAGGCATACAAGGGCCATCTGGTATTCAGGGCCCACAGGGTATTCAAGGACCACAAGGAATTCAGGGACCAACAGGACTTGGTTACTCTGGATTAACAAGTAACACAAGTTACACAATTGGAACACTTGGATACAAAGCATTCACAGTAAATCAATCCGCTGGGACTAATGCATTTACCTCAGGTGATAGCGTCAGACTTATCTATGGCCCATCCAATTATGCAGAAGGTATAGTTTCTTCATACACTGGCACATCACTAGGTGTATCAATTGACTATTCATTTGGTACTGGAACATATACATTCTGGAAAATTGCATTAACAGGTGAAGTTGGAGCAACTGGTGTTACAGGTGTTACAGGCGTAACTGGTCCAATTGGTATCACTGGCGCACGTGTTTGGATAGGTGGTACACCTCCTGTAGATCCAGTTGCATATCCACAATGGTGGAATACAACAACTGGTATCCTTAGCATCTATTACACTGATGCAAATTCATCTCAGTGGGTTGAATCAGATGCAGGTGTAATTGGCCCACAAGGGCCTCAAGGTTTAACTGGTGCAACTGGAGTTCAAGGCCCAATTGGTGCCACAGGCCCAGCGGGGGCTACTGGACCAGTTGGTGCTACTGGACCTCAAGGAATACAGGGTCTGACAGGATCAACTGGTCCTCAAGGTATACAAGGATTGCAAGGTCCAACTGGACCACAAGGTATACAAGGTTTGACAGGTGCTACTGGACCAGCGGGATCAGTAGGTGCAACTGGCCCTCAAGGTATTCAAGGATTAACAGGAGCAACGGGTCCACAAGGTATTCAAGGACTTACTGGTGCTACTGGTCCACAGGGCATACAGGGTGTTGTAGGAGCCACTGGACCTCAAGGTATTCAAGGACCAGTAGGGGCAACAGGGGCCACAGGTCCTGCGGGATCAAGTTCATTTGTAAGTGTAATGGATTACGGTGCAGTAGCAAACAACAGCACTAATAATCACACAGCATTCACGAATGCCATTAACGCGGCTATTGCAGCAAAGAAACCGTTGTTCATCCCCGGCGGAAGCTATGTAATAGGGTCACAGATATATGTCACCACACCAGTAGATATATACAGTGATTTGACCGCTAATATACGCTTTACCAACATTGCATCGTCTGGATTCTGGTTTAATTTTGGGGTAGCGCCATCTGCATGCTCAATCAGATTGCCTAATTTGTACGGCCCCGAAATTGATTCTAGTTTTAATTATCCCGGCTACGCGACAAATAATTGGACAACAAGCTCAATGTATGGGACTGCTGTTCGTTTTAGTGGCGGATTTTGTCATAAGGTCTTTGTTAATTGGATTAACGGGTGGAATACTGCATTATTAAACGAAACAGTGTCAGCCACAATTCCAATTGCATCAAACATAGATTTCGTCATTGGAAATATCGATTTATGTGTAAATGGCATTCACCTAAAGAGCGAAATATCGTCAACTGGTATGGACGCTATTTCTGTAAATGTAAATACATTATTTTGTAGGTATCCAATATATATCTCGTCATTGTATTCTATTACTGGTGTCACTATCAATTGTTCTGGATCAACCTTCGCATTTGGAGGAGATACTGATATCGGGTCAGTAATATATGTTAGCGGCACTCAATTAAGTGGGTCAGTAATTTTTTTGAATAACATTTTGGCCGGGTATTGGGGTGACAACCCAACTGGAACACCAACATCATTAGTTGTGCCATATTTACTTGGAAATCAAACGCGAAATTCTGATAACCAGTATTTTGGTGGTTCTGCCAACAAAATTACATTTATTCCATCTGCAAATGCAACAGCGGCTGGTAGCTTAATTCCAGAAGCCGGTGATAATATCAGGATAAAAGATGGTGGAAACTTTAATTACATTTCCACTTCTTTTGAATACGTGACGACTCCTCCAATTCCATTGACAACCAGTCCTGCTGAGTCATCATATAATGGAGGAGTTGGTGGTGCTCAATACTCAAGATCAGTATATTGTAAGTATACCGTCCCATCATCATGGGCAAATGGCGCTGGCGCAGCCGCTTATTTATTCCATCAGTTAGCCCCTTCTGGATCATCAACAAATAGACCGGTTAACATGTATGACAGGGCTGGGAACATGGTGCAATCAGGAGTGGTATTTAGTGCGATTGTTGATACGTCCACAGTAAATAGACGCATCAATGTGTCTTTGACCAACAAAAGCGGGGGGACTATTGCTGCTGGCACAGAATACTATTTCTGGATTGAGATATTGTAATGGCTAAATTCTACACAATTGACCTTCTTGTTACTCTTGGTAGACAGATTTATAATTAAATTTATTTCAAAATGAATATACATCTTTTAGGATTATTCCACACAATACCAAATGATGAATACACACATTGTGCATTCACAAATAGAATAAGGACATTCTCAAAGATGATGAAGCCTTTTGGCTACAATATCATTGAATACTCAAATCAAGGAAGTACAACAGATGCAAGTGATATCATCGAAATTCTGGATAAAGAAGAATTCAAAAATCTCAAAGAATTGTACAAGAAAGAGCAACCAAATTCAGTTGCCAATATTGACTCCACTTTATATAGAAGGTTTGCTCATGAGCTTAATAATCGCATCTCTAGCAGGATACTTCCTGGTGACATTGTAGCACATCCATTTGGAATTGCTCACTCTGATTTGTTGGCAAAATTCCCGCTTGCTTACCATGTTGAAATAGGTATTGGATATGAGGAAGCATTTGCTCCATTCAAAGTATTTGAAACCAATCATTGGCAATCTTGGCACTATGGTAAAACCAATACTTGGGGAAGTGACTATAACTTTGTATGTCCTATGGGATATGATTTAAGTGAATGGGAACCCAGTTATGAGCCAGGCGAGTATCTACTTTATTTTGGCAGGATTATAGACTCAAAAGGGCTGTATATCATCAAGGAGATAGCCAAGCGGGTAAATTATCCGGTAATCCTAGCGGGGGAGGGCGACTGTAAGCCTTTCCTAGACCCGGAAATCCCGAACCTATCCTATATAGGCCCTGTGGTAGNAAAAGCCCGGAGCGAGCTTCTAAGGAGGGCCAAAGCTATGTTAATGCCAACCCGCTTTGTGGAGCCACTTGGAAATGCAGGCATTGAAGGTATGCTATGTGGCACACCTCTTATATCATGTGACTTTGGAGCTTTTGCTGAAACTGTACAACATGGAGTCACAGGGTTCAGGTGCCATACTCTAGCGGATTATCTGGAAGCCATCAGAAAGATTGATGTGCTAGATAGGGAGTATATAGCAAAATCAACAAGAGAGAAGCGGAGCCTTGAATCAGTTGGCTCACAGATGGATAGAATCTTTAAGCAGATAAAGCTGCTTGATGGCGATGGCTGGTATTCAGAGCAACCTACAGACGCTGTCTGGTAACAAAAGGCCCCTAAATGGGGCCTTCTTTTTATTCAGCTTTATCTGCTCTTGCTAGAGCATCTTCGTCACTATACTTTTCTGGGTATCGTTCATATAGTTTTCCTATATTGTTAACGGCAACTACTTCCATAGATACACCTAGGCTTCTGCACATAAGTGCAATAAACCACATGATGTCGCCCATCTCTTCAACAATATTGTGAACATCAAGTTCTTTGCCATAAGCCAGCCATGCTTTAACAGATGATGCCATCTCTCCTGCTTCTGATGTCATACCAAGTGCTGCATGAAGAACATCTTCAACTTTGCCAATATCTTTGGCAGTTCTCATTGCATGATCCTGATACAATTCAAATGTATAAGGAGGAAGATCAGCTTGAATCTCAGACATATTATCCTCCAAAATAAAGATTGCAAGGAACTTGATTCAAGTATCCAATTCTGACAAAGCCTCCATCTATGATTTTGCTTTGCCCATAATTTGAATTTGCATATGCATCAAAAAATGCTATTGTTGGAACATTATCCATAACATAGCTGATGCTTGAAATCAACTTGTCATCTTGAACATATCCAGATCCGTTAATTGGTAGTAATTGCTTGCTTTGTAGGTCAAGTGCATATCCAATGAAACCAACAGCATATTCTTTCTTTGCCTGCCTTTTCTTGCTAGTAATAAGCAGTTTGTAAGCAGTCTTTGGTTCGCCATAAGTTGTGCTATCAAGATAGCATGTTTTGTTCTCTAAGTTTGCACTAGCAGCGGAAGCAAAAAGAGATAATGCAAGAATTGATTTAATCATTTTGATTCTCCAATTTTTGTTCAAGGTGAATTTGTAATAGTGTTGTGTGTCTTATAAACTCTTTCAATTTTTCATCATCAATGCCCTCTGCTATATTGGTTAATGTTTTGTTCAGCAAATCAAGTAAATAAATTGCTGAAGCTATCTGTGCTTGCTTTTTAGTTCCATACGTTGACATTTCTCTGTCCTCCTGATATTGCCCCAAATAAAATACAACAAAAGCCCGATCCTATAACTGCATCGTGATCATTAAGTAGCATTGCTGTTATAAGAAAGAACAAGCTTATTGTGAATAAAAATATTGCAAGTCTTGATAACAATCCAATAAATAGAAAACCCGCTATCAACCAAAGTGCTGGCTCGTACATTATCTCCACCCTTTTGCTATGGGATGAAATGGTATTCCATCCGCTGTGAAATATGCAAACTCAACTGTTACTGACTGACCAATAAATAGCTCTCTATGGAGCCATACAAACTCTTTGTATGCATGGTCACCATGACATGTCACATTGAACCATTTTCCATTAGATGTTTCACATCGCAATATTGCCCATCCATCTTTACTGACATCAATATCCTTAACGATAAACTCCATATCAAGCCACTCTTTGACTTTGAGTAGACTTGATGATCTTTTGCCATCTTGATAACCAGCGGATCCATGACGTACTATAGCACCCTCATAGCCATCATTTCTAAATAGTCTAAACAATTCCATGACATCAGACAAATCATAAGCGTTGAATGTCTCAGCAACATTTACACTCTCTGATTCAAATCTCTGAATCTTCTGAAGCCTATCTTTGAAAGGCTCATTGCTTACATAATCATATACATTGAACTTTATCTTCTTGGATTCCTGCTGTTGTCTCTTGATCCAAGATACAATCGTTTGGAGAGTCTGTCCATGGCAATAGAGTTCTCCATCAATCGTTTCTCCCTCTTGTAAATCAAGATTGCACAATATATGATCAATGCTGCTAATAGGCTTACCATTACGGCTATAAGCAATGATATTGCCATCTTGATTTGTAATAAGACATCTATTGCCGTCATATTTCCTCTGTACGAAAGCTGTTTTATAATCTATTACTACATCATCTATGCTTTTGGCAAGCATTGGCTTGAGTAAGCCAAGTTGGTTTGTTGGCTTGCTAGCCATAGCTTGCTCAGCTGTATCAACATATCCTTTATCACGCTGCTTGCTAACTCGGGAATTCATCTGAAGTTCAATCTGCTCATCCTGAGAGCGGTTGACCTTGCCAAAAAGAACTTCTTCAAATTTAGTTTGAAGTGATCCACCAAGCACGCCATGAGTTATTGTAAAGCCATCAATCTCTGGCTCAATACTCCATATGCGTATATTGCTATTGGAATCTTTGATATATAAGTCAGTCATTCCATTATCCTCTGTTTGGTCTAGGCTATATTATACTCTAAAATAAAAAGCATAGCTAGTCAGCTAGACTTCCAAATTGTTCAGTAAGATCAAATATGGCCTCAACTTCAATTTTACGCCATTGGTTCTTAATCTTGCCTTTAATCAAATACCAGCTCTCACCAACCTTTCCTTGCTCAGCAATAGTTCTGCCACCAAGTTCTTCAAATTTCCATCTATTGATTGTGCACATTATCGTGCCAGTGTCATCCTCAACTGTGAAGTTGAGATATAAATGATTGTCCTCAATGATTTCTCCATTTCTATCCTTTAGGAATGTATACTCATTAAGGTCACGTAAGTTTCTATCAACAAGGCAACCAACAATAAGGTAATCACCTAATCCATCAATTGATTCAATCAAATCAGGTTTTCTGCTCAGGCCATATGATTGTGGGTCTTGATACAATTTGCCCCAATGGTGCCGGCATGGGAATATAATATCATATGGAGTCTTTGGATCCTCCATTATCTTCCAGAACTGTGGAGTTGGCTTTAATTTGCCATCTCTCATCTTTATGAATTTATCAGCCTTAATATCACCGATGCCAACAATATTGGTGAGACCACCAACCAGACGGTTATCAATGACACTCCAAGTAAGTCCAGAGCGTTGAGTATTAACCGGATCATATTCAATCCCTTCATTTTGCACCATGTCTCGTAAAAGTTTAATTGCATTATCAGCATCCTTTGCATTATTAAGTGATGCCACAGCAAACTCTAGCGGATAATTTGCTTTGAAGTATGCAGTCCAATATGACACAAGTCCATATGATACTGCGTGAGCTTTATTGAATGACCAAGACCCGCTGTGAGAGATGTCATTCCATATATCTGATGCCTCTGAGTCATCAAGCCCTGACTCTTTTGCACCTTCTATGAACTTCTCTTTGTATTGACCAAAGAACTCATCACCAAGAGATTTGGATGCAGCCTTTCTAAGTGTGGATACATCCTCCCAAGAGAATCTACCAATCCTTCTGGCAATCTCCATCATTTCTTCTTGGTATACTGTTACTCCATAGGTTTCTTCAGTAATCTCTTTGTGTATATCGTTAAAATATCTGGGTGTATCTTGTCCTGTGTGATACTTAACATATCTTGATGCACCACCACTGTTAAGAGCGCCAGGACGGGCAAGAGCTGTAATAGCTGCAATATCGTTAAAGTGATTAACCCCCATTTGTTTAGTAAGGATCTGCAGCGCCAGACCATCAAACTGGAATATGCCACTAAGGCGCATATTATTGAATAGATCAAATGTTTTCCTATCATCAAGAGGTAAGTTGTATACATCAGATAGCCTCATGCCTTTTATTTGTTTGACAACATCTTCAATGATTGACAATGTCCTGAGCCCAAGGCAGTCAATCTTCAATAGATTTATGGCCTCGGCATCCTTTTTATCCATCATCAATATATCATCACGAGAATTGATGCCAGCATAGCTATAAAGAGGTTCTGTTGATACTATGATGCCTGCTGCATGCCTAGTAGCGTGCGAAACATGACCTTCTATNTTACCAGAAATTCGCATAGCGGGATATTCTGCAATAAACTCCTTACCAGGATTAGTTGTGTCAAATGTATCATTGATACACATAGCTGCACGAGCATCACCTGAGCTTCTTTCAATGATTGCATCTTTAACTGGATCAGTCTTGTATTTTGGAATGCCCATAGCCATAGCACATTCAGCAATAGCTGACTTAGGCATAAACCTGGATACAGCACCAAGCGATCTTACATTATCTCTGCCATACTTGCTAACCAGATAATCAAATACTTTGATGCGTGATCTATCTGGAAAGTCAACGTCAATATCTGGTAAGTCAAAACGATTGATGTCGATGAATCTTTCAAAGATCAGTTTGTGGTAAATTGGGTCAACCTCTGTAATGCCCATAAGATAACAGACAAGGCTACCAGCGGATGATCCGCGTGATGGTCCAACTAACATAGACTTCTTGGCAAACTTAATCATGTCTGCCACAATCATAAAATAGTCCTGATAGTTCTTTTGATATATCAACTCAAGCTCATAATTAAGCCTGGTTGTATATTCCTCAGTCATCTCAAGTTTCTTTTCTTTAGCAGATTTGAGGCAAATATCCATTAGATCAAATTGACCTTTCCATTTGACCATATCTGCCATTTTTATATTGGCATTGCATTGTTCTGCCAGATCTCCAAATTCCTGAGGAATTATATGCATAGGCCCAACTCTTTGATCAAAGTTGGCTAGGTAAACATTACCTCTTTTGGAGAATCCGGCAATGATTTCATAGGCTGCTCTATCCTGTATTTCTGGGAAGAAGTTTTCATGTACGTGTTCACCCAGATTGATAATTCCATTATGGAGATTATGTATATCAGTGTGAAACAAGCGTGGAAAGTAAAAGAAATTATTGTATGCTTTCTGCACCAATTTGTATAGCTCAACCAAGCCATCGTCTGTCCTCGCAATGAATGTTGTATACAAATGTCCTGTTCTATGCTTCTCATTCTCAGGACGGCTGACGCGGAGCCTTACTCCATAGATTGGTTTGAATCCGTGCTTCTTTGCCTCCTTCATCAATGGGATNTGTCCAAACGTATTATCACAATCNGCTATGCCTAGTACACCATTGATGACATACTTATGCACATCACTTAAATGTAGATAGCAATTCTTAAATGAATATCCTGTTTTAATTATATTAAATTTCATAAAATTTCTCAGCATTTTTTCTAGCTTCTACAGCATCATCATATTTTGAGTATTTCCCAAGATATATTGATTTGCCATTAATTGTTATTCCAGCTCTCCACCCTTTTAATATGCTCCCTGTCACACCTTTACATTTTGATGTATTATCACTTCTTAATTTTGCATTGTGAAGATTAACAGATTGATTGACTAATCTAAGATTTGAAAACTTATTATCATCTTTGATTCTATTTATGTGATCAATTTGTTCATATGGGTGTTTTGGGTAGTGGTTTGTCATGTAAAACCAAGCCAAAATATGCTCTCTATATAATTTTCCATTTATACATATTCTTCTATAACCATATTCATTGATAGTGCCAGCTCTTTTCATATGATTGTGATCATATGTAATCCAAATAAATATACCAGTATATGGATCATAACTAAGTAATTTTTTCAAAGAATTTAATGTTATCATATGTACCTCCAGAGATTATTATAGTCTATTTTTGATTTGGAGTAAATAGTTGGATATTTTGGCGTGCGTACGCGAATCTTTTATAACTCGCTAGGGTCTAGGCTCTATAGATTAGCGTAGAAGCGCGATAGAAAGCCCGTAGAAGCGCGAAACCCTAGCGGGTTAGGCTAGGGTAGCGGGTAAGGTAGGATTAAGCCGGAGAATTATTGAGGAGCCAATGGTAACAGCGTACTAAAGCGAATACATCAGCCTTAGCTGTGTGTGCATCTTCATGCGGCTTACCAACACAGTGCTGATGTAGCTTTGAGAGATTCATCCTTCTCTGCTCAATGTACATAGACTTCTCAACTGTGCAAACATGATTTGGAGGCCAAGGAAATTTTAGCACCATGTCACATCTTAACAATTCGTTCGCAAGCATTGATCTATCATAAGGAAGATTATGGGCAACTAGAGTGTCCACCCCCAAAAAGAAATTAGACAGATCAGAAGCAATGTCAGAAAAAGTAGGAGCTTTGGAAACTTTTGCATCATCAATACCATGTATCTTGGATACGTCAGGCGGTATCATAATTGGAGGTTTGATATATGTTTCAAACTCTCCAAGCACATTAAAATCATCATCAACCTTAACTGCATAAAACTCAACAATGTAAGGTTGAGCTGATAAATCATTAACTGATGGTTGCAAAAGTCCCGTTGTTTCTGTATCAAACAGAATTGTTGTCATCACCATACTCCAGCTCAATTAAAAGTTCCAAACAATGAATTGCTTTCTCAAGATCCTGTTTGCCAGCTTTCCATGGNTGTCTAGTGACATACTTTACAACTGCAGACTCAATNCNTCCCATCTTATTCTTGTGGCAGTATNCTGCTGGTTGTATAGCCAATTTTTTATAATGATCACCGCCAACTTGTTTATCTAATGCACTCATTGGGTCATGCCTCCTTTGGCAATGGGTCTGGCTTCATGCTTGATATGATCAAATACAGCCTGTAACATAACTCTATCAGGCTTATGGGTATGCTCCTGCATTGGACACTCAGTGTAACGCGGGAATGCACATACACCATACCAAACACAATGAACTCTGAGAAACTGCTCAGCCCAAGGATGAACATCTTTAACACAATCAACCATTTGCTTAAATACATTCTGATATTCACCCTGTGTTCTAGTACACAAGCGAAGCAAAGACATATTATGTAGCGTTCGCAAATCAAATTTGCATATAATGCTAGTTGCAATATTGGTTGGGAGTATCCCGCGTGCGTCNTGNGCTGCAATTCCTGCATCAATCATAGATGCATATGAATCAAGGATAGCATCTGCTATCTTATCATACATAGGGTCACCACAAGTATTGATAACATCAGAATCTCTGACATCTACAGTTCTCTGTGACTCCTGGGCATACGATCCAGTTCTGGTTCTAACAAGCTGATGAGTGAAAGCGCGGGTGACTCCGCTGATCTCAAATGTATAATCAACAAACTCAAATGAAGATTGAATGGTGTCCAACATATAGTTGAAGTGTTCCATTTTCTTTTCTTCACTCCAGTATTTGATCTCACTTATTGATTGCTTGCCTTGGAGCCTTGTGTTCTTTGTGTACAACAAGGTCTCAAGAGCATTTTTAGTGTAATTTATAAGTTTTACATCCATATAGATGACCTCACTAAATTATATGGGTTATTCATAAACTTCTTTATTTTAAGCAAATCTTGATATACTTCATCAAGCACTATATTCTTCCAAATTGCAAATCTTCCAAGTGAATATATATTATACTCCATTGTTGCCTGCAGTATAAGGCCCTTTCTAATCCTATCATCAATTGGAGCCAGCTTTCCATTTGATACTTCTTGATTCATATCAAATTCAGATATGACTGCATCAGATACTCCAAGTGACTGGAATACATTAAACAGGTGATCATCTCTGATTGGCTTCATGCTTTCGATGATAAGCTTATTGCCAGTAATTGATGACCTATATATTGTGCTATTTGGGTTCACATTATAACAAGTCATATATACATTGCAATCACCTACTATGCAAGTTGATACATATATCTTGCTAATTGATCCAATTGGCATATCTAGTTCATAGCCAAGTTTGCTAGCAAGCGCAGGCAGCGGGATTGTGCTAATTGTGGCTTCATTTGATTTGTAATCTACTTCAGCATTGTATTCAATTCTGTGTGAACACATATCAAGAAGCCTTTCCTGAAAGTCATCTGGAGCAATCCAACGCTGTTCAGGTTCTTGATGTATAATTGATCTGTATGAACAATTGTTAGCAACTTTCAGTGAATATATATTGATTGCCCTTGGGTTGAGTTTTATGTATTTATCACCATCCCAAATTCCTTTATACACTTTTACTTGCTTGAATGGTATGCCAACTGCATCACCAATATCAGGTGATCTAAATCTAAGAAGTGCTGTATGTTTTTTAGTGGAAGACATTGGCTCAAGAATTGGAACATTCTGATATGAAGTGCCAGCTATCAAGCCTGCAAGACCTGCACCAATAATTCTCATAAAACCTCCAGGCATAAAACAGGGGCCAGTTAGGCCCCTGTGGAAGAACAAATAAGATTAGATTTTACTCTTGATCTTCAGCATCGTCAAATGAATCAGCAACACCGCTGGCAATGGCATTGGCAAGCTTACGGATGCTCTGGTAATGGCTAGCATGCTTCTGCACATTGACAGAAGTCTCTTCATATCCATACAGGCCCATGACAATGGCATCAGCCTCTTCAGCAGTCATAGCAGGATTTGCAATCAGAGCTTCATAGAAACGCTTTGCAAAGCCACCACGGCCAGTTGACTCTGCCTTAGGCTTAGTGTAATAAGCCTTTTCATTTTTGCGGCACCAGTAACGGACGGAGCCAGCTGCAGACTTTTCATCAACACCCTTGACAGCGTCAACAATAGCTGAAACAGCTTCAGCAAATCCTTCCTCAGTGGATACATCAGCACCAGACAGGATAGAGCTGATCTTTTCATCTTTGCTTTCTTTGGACTCTACCAGCCCTTCAGAAACGAGTAATTCAGCATAGCTCTTGGCAACAGTCTTGAAAGTGTCGCCAGCTTTAATCATAGCAAGTTTAATGGAATCTTCATCCAAACCAGCTTCAACACCAGCGCGGAATGCTTCAAGGATAGCGGTCATTTGGTTTCCCTCTTTTGAGATATTTACGAAAAGGCCCTAACAAGGCGGGATAGATTATAAACTATTTTAAACGGCAAAGTAAAGGCCCTAAAACTCGAAATCGACAATAACCGGATACTTTCCACGAGAATCGACCTTGATTTTTTTCGGCTCCTTCTTTTCCGCTTGTAAAAGTTCTTCTGCTGTGTCTGCTTCTGCTCCGCGAAATCGCGCCCAATGCTTGGCACGATAGCCGGCATACCCAGGATGTTCTATGCAAACAAATTCATTGAAATGTCTAATGCCACAATTGTACTGTACTTTGACAGACTTTGGTGCATTTCTCTTTTCATGTATTGAATACATGATATTGCTTACATTAAACCAATTCTGTTTAGATGTAGCAATGATCTCAGCAGATGTTGAATTCAACTCAAGATTAGTTTTGAACTCAAACTTGTGTCCACAGTTGTCACATACTCTAGCAGATGGATGGTGGATAAAATCACATTCTGGACACTTCTTTGTTATTGGTTCTCCTTCACCTGAACTCTTGTTCTTTTTATATANNTGAACATCATTGATTGGTCCAAGCCTCTCTGTATTGCCAGAGAAGTCTAAGATAAGACAATGATCTTTTCCATCAGCAATGCGCAATCCTCTGCCAATAGTTTGCACATGAATGATAGGTGATTTGGTTGGCCTGAGCATAGCTATCAAATCAATCTCTGTATCATTGAATCCAGTAGTCAATACATTGACATTGACTATGGCTCTGTAGAATCCTCTCTTGAAATCACTGATAACTTTATCACGATCAAAGTCCATTCTTGAATGGATCACTCCAGTTGAAATACCAGAGCGGATCAATGCTTCCGCTATGTGCTCAGCGTGATCAATATCAATAGCAAATATGAGCCATTTCTTGTAGTTGGTGCCAACTTTGATTATTTCTCTGATACAGGAATTTGTAATTGATGTTCTGTCAAATGCCATTGACATGCCTTTCAAATCAAAATCTCCTGCTACAGTCTTAATGCCATTAACATCCAGCTGTTGACGAGTTGACATAGTCCTCAGCGGAGACAAGTATCCATCTTCAACCAATTTGTTGAAGTTTTCCATAGATGTAAGGTCATAGACCATATCATCAAATATAGAATCTTCCTCACCATATATGTATCCGCTTCCAAGTCTGAATGGTGTTGCTGTCAACCCAAAATAATTAGGATTATTTCAAACCAGCAAACGTAATCTTCTGTACATAGTATTGCCTATCTGTTAGGAATAAGATGGCACTCAGTCTATGA